GCGCTCCACGGAGCCTTTGCTCTCATCGGTTTTATGCTCAGGCAGTTTGAACTTGCTCGTCTAATCGGAATCCGTCCCTACAATGCGATTGCTTTCTCTGGTCCTATTGCTGTTTTCGTTAGTGTCTTTCTCATCTACCCTTTGGGTCAATCGAGTTGGTTTTTCGCTCCATCTTTTGGGGTCGCAGCAATCTTCAGATTCCTTCTCTTCCTTCAGGGATTCCACAACTGGACATTGAACCCCTTCCATATGATGGGTGTTGCTGGTATACTTGGTGGAGCACTCCTGTCTGCTATTCATGGGGTGACTGTAGAGAACACCCTGTATGAAGATGGAGAACAAGCAAACACATTTAAAGCATTTGATTCTACGCAAGAAGAGGAGACTTACTCAATGGTTACGGCGAACCGTTTCTGGTCTCAGATTTTCGGTATTGCCTTTTCTAATAAGAGGTGGTTGCATTTCTTTATGCTGTTTGTTCCTGTTATGGGTCTTTGGACATCTAGCATCGGCATTATTGGTCTTGCTCTTAATCTTAGGGCTTATGATTTCGTGAGTCAGGAGATTCGTGCATCGGAAGACCCTGAGTTTGAAACGTTCTATACCAAGAACATTCTCTTGAATGAAGGTCTCCGTGCTTGGATGGCACCTGTTGACCAACCACATGAACAGTTTGTATTCCCAGAGGAAGTTCTTCCTAGAGGAAATGCACTGTAATGAAAACAAAATGCTGCCAGTTTGGTTGTCCCAATTGTCCATGGGGATTTAAGTTACCCAAACAGAAAGAAAAACAAAATGATAAGTTCGGAAACACCAGATAAATTGGCAGAAATTATCCGAGATACATGGCCGATGATATATCGGCCACCAAAGGATTTTAAAAAAGAAAAGAAAAAGAAGGAGGAATAAAACCCTCCCTTTTTTATGCGATCCCTAAATAGTAATAGGTCGCAGTATCGTATGGAAGTACTCAACTCTCCCCAGGATTTTCTGTTCAATCTTAAAACCTGTTCTCCTTCAGAAGCACGACGAATGTGGAAGGAAAGCATAAAGAAAAAATGGAAACATAAGTGTGCATATTGCGGAGAGAAGAGTGAGGAGTTATCATTAGACCATATAGTTCCACAAGCAAAAGGTGGAAACGACCATATCACAAACGTTTGCTGTGCTTGCGTCAAGTGCAATAGAGACAAAGCACATGAGCAGATGGAAGCATGGTATTTCAGACAGGACTTCTTTACAACTGCACGATATGATGCTATCGTGGCATGGCAGAAACAAATGACTAACCAAGAAGTCACCCTACATAGATACAAACCCCGCAGGAATAAAGTCTTATGAACATCACTATTCATAGTAAGTATGGGTGCCCATACTGTGAAAAAATTAAAGCAGTACTCGACCAACGAGATATGGAATACAATGTTCTTACGTTGGAAGAAGATTTTACAGAAGACGAATTCAGGGAAGAGTTTGGTTTAGATGCAACTTTTCCTAGAGTAGTTATTGACGGTGCTATCATTGGTGGATGCCGTGACACTGTTGAGTACTTACTCAATAAGGATATGTTTTGATGTCCTCTATAAATAACAATGATACTTCTGGTGTAAACAGGGGTGTTGAGTTAATATTAAAAAAGAGGAGGGAATCCAAACCCAAGGAAATAAAGAAACCATTCTTTAGTTTTCTTAAGATGTTTTCCCTCTTCAAGAGGGAAATAAAGATTAGTTTTAGTATAGACGTTACTAAAAAATTAAATTAGTTCTCTCGGAGGGTAGAGTCATGTTAGCAGCAGAACTCATTATTTTTTCAATGGTTTCAATTCTGTTCTTGTTTGTAGGAGGAATCGTTGGATGGTTAGCAAAAGACTACGTTTATCAGACTCAACCAGTATATACACACCCCGAAATGTTTGATGCAAACGGAAACATTTTACCAGATGAAATTTTAGCAGTACGATTTGAAAATGGCTATGACGACGACGAAGAAGACGACGAGTGAAGCAAAACCAAAAGTGAGCAGACGCAAGTCTGCTCCGAAAGCAATCGAACAACTTCCTCCCAATCCCTTCACTTTTGAAGTTTTGAATCTTGCTGCAAAGCAGAGAAGCAAAGCAAAGAAGATTGAAGTATTGCAGAAGTACGAGCACGATTCAATCAAAGCAATTCTAATTTGGAATTTTGATGAAACCGTGATTTCCGTACTTCCCCCAGGAGAGGTCCCGTACTATGATGATGAGGAAAGGTCCTTGTCTGAACGCATTGCAGAGGCAGTAGAGGCACTGAATGGTGGTAAGTCCGTAGGTGCATTAGACACCAAGTTCACCGCACTCAGAACCGAATATACCAAACTCTACAATTTCATTAAAGGTGGAAACGATAGATTGAATAGTCTCCGTAGAGAGAATATTTTTATTGACCTTCTCAAAGGTCTTCATCCCCTTGAAGCAGAAATTATTTGTCTCTGTAAAGACAAGTTACTGACTAATAGATACAACCTGACAAAGGAGTTAGTATCTGAAGCATATCCTGATATTACCTGGGGAGGTAGAAGTTGAAACAATTGAAGGTTATTCACAAAGAATGTGATCCCACCCTTGCACAAGACAGAACACTTCCATACACTGCCTACATTGTAGAGTATGTACAGGATGGAATTACCAAGTTCGATATTGTAACTGCTTCAAAACAAGTAGAAATATTCGATTACTACTGGGATAACTATCGGAGTGACTTCAAGAATATGACACAAACAGAGGGGAGAGCTAACCCCAAACTTTGGGGAAACAAAGGACCCTCAGATAAAAAGAAAAAATGAAAGAGAAATTTGAAGATGTCCTGAAGAGAGAACTCAAAGCAGAGTTTAAAAAACAGATGGATGTCGATGTCAATGAAGCAGAACTAGATAAGGTTCTGAAACAGTACACCAAAGTAAAAAAGTCCAATCTTCATGAAATCAGGAGACTGGACAAGTCTTAAGTTAGATTAAAATGTATCACATGTTACACATGTGGTTGACTATATAAAAGACAGGGACTATAATGTCCTCATACGTTCATCCTAATGCTCAGTCTAATACTGGCATTGACCTTAGCCCATCATGATGATGCTAATCCATATGGTTGGCATATGAGTTGTGAAAGGTTTTTAGAGAAACGAGTTGAAATCCTTATGGACGACAACTTGGACCGACGTGCAAAGTATAACCTTATAGGTTATTTTAAATCGAAGGTTCCAGGTGAATGCAATAGTATACTGACTTAGGACGCAAGTAAGTCGCGGAACGGAGCGTTCATCCCATGTTAGAATTACTACTCTACAGTAATATTCACTGCATTGATGCTGTTGAAATGATTCAACGCATTGAAGCAAATAAAAATGTGGATAAAGTTATTCGCACTGAGGTGATTGAGACCTTAAAGGAAGCAACACCTGAGTGTAATTGGGACGCAAACGACTGAAGGAACGGGGCTACAATCCCATTCTTTTAGGAGACCTACAATGAACACCCTCAATCTCATTCGCAAGCAAATCGAAAAGCAGGCAGCACTGCATGACGCACAAATCTCTCATACCGCATATCGTGGTGTTGAGTATGACCAACGTTGTGTAGAGTCCAAAGAGACTCATGGAACTTTCTGCTATCGTGGCAAAACTTACACCAAGTAAACCCATGCAACAATTAACAGTCGTTGGATTAATTTCCTTAGGTTGTATTGCATTTATCGGAATGATGTATGGTGAGATTCTCCTCCTGAATAGGAGGTAGATGGAACACTACACTTATCATCATGATGATAAGGACAAAGATAGTAGACCACCAGCATGTTATCAACTCACATATAGAGGTGTTAACTACTGGTCCTGTTATCAAATCCACTTGGATGAATGGTTTGAAAAATTATATACAACTTCAGCATTTTCTGAAGATTTAAAGGGGAGGTAAAGTTACCTCTCTTTTTTTATGCAATCGTGTTTAGTTAATTGAAGATTCATTTCCTCTATGTAAAAAAGCAATAAATGTATATTAAGATACCAAAACTTGTCTAGATAGTATAGAATTTATGAGGTGAGCCATGCACTTAAACTTCTGGGGTTAGTGATCCCGAACTTTATATTATCTCTCTCCCGTTGAAATTTTGGAGGTTATGATGCACAACATCATTGCTAGAGAACAACTAACTGAATGGAGGCACTTTGAAGATACTATCGATGACCTAGAGTCTGAACTTCAAATCATTAACGACTACTACGAATGCCTAATCGAGTGCGATGAAGACCAAGCAACATGTAAGAGAATATGTAGGAGACTCTTATCATGAATGATTGCTAATATAGATTGCAAAGGAGACCTTGACGGGTCTCCTTTTTTTATGTAGAATCGAGGTTGATCCCTCACATGGTTTTATGGACAAGGAACGATTAAAACTAATTGTTAGAAATCTAGAATTGCTTGTCGATGGTCTGAAGTCGGAAGTCTATTCTGATGTTGACGCCTACAAGGCAGAGAACTATGATGACCCTCCTGAGTACTACCATGATTATGATGAGGTCTTCTCCGACGATGATGGATACCCCGACTGAACGAATGACCCAAACTGTAACTCTAGTCTCTGTTACTCCTGATGCAGAGAAGCACATGGCATATTGTGCCCGTGTAAGCAATCCTAATAATCAGGAAAATGAGAAGTTCTCTGGACTCCTCAAGTATTGTGTGAAGCACCAGCATTGGAGCATCTTTGAGCAAGCATTCATGACTCTGGAAATCAACACTACCAGGGGTCTGGCAGCTCAAATACTGCGCCATCGCTCATTTACATATCAAGAATTTTCACAACGGTATGCTGATTCTTCCCTACTCTCGGAGACGATCCCTCTACCTGAACTACGCAGACAAGACACCAAGAATCGTCAGAATTCTATTGATGATGTTGACCCGTTTACGGTGCAGAAGTTTGAAATGCTGATGCAACAGCACTTTCAGGCAGGTATGGACCTCTATCAGAAGATGCTCAATGAGGGGATCGCAAAGGAGTGTGCCCGCTTTGTGCTTCCTTTAGCATGTCCCACAAGACTTTACATGACGGGATCTGTGCGCTCATGGATCCATTATATCGATTTGCGTTCTGCTAATGGAACACAGAAAGAACATATGGACATTGCCAATATGGCAAAGGGAATCTTTATTGAACAATTCCCTGCTGTTGCTGAGGCAATGGAGTGGGTCTAAATAGAGTACATTGAGAAATATTATGGCAACATACCCTGTTAAACACAAAGAAACTGGTGAAACAAAAGAAATTGTCATGAGTATTCATGATTGGGACCAGTGGAAAGAAGATAATCCTGAGTGGGAAAGATATTACACTCCTGAAAATGCTCCTAAGTTTGGAGAGGTTGGTGATTTCCAAAACAAACTCGTTAAAAACCATCCTGGTTGGAACGAGGTACTAGAAAAAGCATCACAACAACCTGGAGCACGTAACCTGAAGATTTGACATGGCAAGAAGAAAAAAGACAGGACAAAACATTGGGATTGGTCAAACTGCTAAACAGTTGAAAAGGAAAAAACCAATCAATCAAGATTTGCTCATTCCAATTGAACCACTAACAGACAATCAAAAATCATTCTTTGAGTCTTATGCAAATGATAAGCAAATTGTTGCTTATGGTTGTGCTGGAACAGGTAAGACATTCATTGCCTTGTACAATGCACTTAAAGATGTTCTGAATGAAATTACTCCTTACGAGCAAATTTATATTGTCCGTTCGTTGGTAGCAACCAGAGAAATTGGTTTTCTTCCTGGAGACCATGATGACAAAGCAGCACTTTATCAGATTCCATATAAGAATATGGTGAAGTATATGTTCCAGTTGCCAACTGAAACTGACTTTGAGATGCTTTACGGTAACCTCAAGCAGCAAGAAACTATCAAGTTCTGGTCTACTTCATTCCTTCGAGGAACTACTCTGGATAACTCCATTATTATTGTGGATGAATTCCAGAATATGAATTTCCACGAACTTGATTCTATTATTACCCGTGTTGGTGAAAATAGTAGAATTATTTTCTGTGGTGATGGAAGACAGTCTGACCTTATCAAAGACAAAGAACGTAATGGCATCAGTGACTTCATGGATGTCTTGAGAAAAATGCCATCCTTTGATATAATTGAATTTGATATCAATGATATTGTCCGTTCTGGACTTGTCAAAGAGTATCTTGTTGCAAAGATGGAAACAGGAATCTAATTTGGAATTTAACCACATCGATTTAAAATTACCTCGTCTGGAACGAGAAACCATTGACGGAGTTCGGTTCTACAAAGTACCTGATGGAGATGAGTTAGTTAAACTTGTCTCTATCACTTCAGTCACTAGTCATAAGAACAAAGAGTTCTTCGCACAGTGGAGAAAAAAGGTCGGAGTAGAGAAAGCAGATAAGATTACAAAGCAGGCAACGAGTCGTGGAACTGACATGCATACGTTGACTGAGAACTATCTGCTGAATATTCCAGAACTACCCAAAGTTCAACCACTATCTGAATTTTTATTCAAGATTGCCAAACCAGAGCTAGATAATATAAATAATATCCATGCTTTAGAAGGTTCTCTGTTTAGTCGGTATCTAGGGATTGCAGGAACTGTTGATTGTATTGCTGAGTACAACGGTGAATTAGCAATCATTGACTTCAAAACTTCCAAAAAACCTAAACCAGAAGAGTGGATTGAACACTACTTCGTGCAGTGTTGTGCATATGCATGTATGCTTCATGAAATGACTGGTATTTCAGTCAAAAAGTTCGTAATTTTAATGGCATGTGAAAATGGAGAATGCGTCGTCTATGAAAAGTATGACAAAGAAAAATACATCAGATTGCTCGTCCAATATATTAGAGAATTTGTTAACAGTAGAACTTCTTAATATGCAAAACAACATAAAGGATGCTATTAAAGATAAGTTTCTATGTCCTCAACGGTTTGCACAGGACATCGAATATATTGTGAAGACATCTAAAATCACTTACATTGATGCTATCATCACGTATTGTGAAGAAAAGAATATTGAGATTGAAACTGTACCTAAGTTAATTTCCAAACCACTAAAAGAAAAACTTAAGTGCGAAGCAATTCAACTCAACTTCCTGAAGAAAACTAGTAGAGCAACTTTGAAATTTTGAAAGTGACACCTTTTGATTGCTACAAAACTTATCTTGCTATAAAGAATCACTTTACCAAACCCAACTACGATTACTTCAAGTATTGTGGTAGGTCTAGAGCATCTGTTCAGTCCTTTCATAAACGGAAGGACCGATACTTTTTTGAGAAGATGTCTCGTCAAAAGAGTGATGATGAAATCAAGGCATATTTTGTTGCCAACTTTATACAATGCACCGACCCCAGTAAACTATGGATTGGGGAAATAATTGCCAGTGGTGAAGAAAATTATACTAATTGGCAAAAACGAATTCAAAGCCTCACTTACATGTTTAAGACAGAGAGTGAGGTTTTTTTGTCTGGTAATTTTGACTCTATGTTTGAGTGTAAAAAGAATCAACACCCAGACATACTCAAAAAGCATTTGCAGAATGCAATTACTATAGAGACAATGGTTATCCTAGATATTATTCTTGGATATACAAAGAGGTTTGATAAAAAAATGGAGTCAGACCCTGTGTGGGAAACCGTAAGTACAAAGATAAAAAAGTACAAACCTTTCCTAAATATTAATGAGAACAAATGTAAGCAAATCTTAAAAGAAATCGTGTTATGAGTGGAGAATTTTTCGATTCCGAAGTGGTAAGAGAATCCGTAGCGGAACTCGACAAACTTCAAAAAGAACTCTTTGAGTCTGTTATGACACTTCCTTTTGCTGAGGAAGATGCAAAACGTGAACAACTAGATTTGATGAGAGAGTTTCTAGAGAAACAAAAAGTCTTCATCTTCAGGTTGTCTTTATCAGATGACCCAGAAGCAGTTGAAATGAAAGAACGAATTCTTGAATCTGCTCAATTATTTGGTCTCAAGGAGGGTCAAGGTATTAATGAGTTCTTTGATCTCATGCAGTCTCAAATAGACTATCTTGAGAGCACCCTTGACGACTGACCCCCAAACCTGCTATACTTAGTAGGTCAATACGACACACACATCTAATACAATCAATACGGAGAATACGAATGGGTTTTGCTGACCTCAAAAAACAATCCCGCATGGGTAGCCTCACCGAGAAACTGGTGAAGCAAGTAGAAAAAATGAATTCTAACGGTTCTAACAAAGATGATGACCGTTTCTGGAAACCTGTCATGGATAAGAGCGGAGTTGGTTCCGCAGTGATTCGTTTCCTGCCCGCACCAGAAGGTAGTGAACTGCCTTGGGTACAAGTCTGGTCTCATGCTTTCCAAGGACCTGGTGGTTGGTTGATTGACAACTGCCTCACCACTGTCGGTGGAACCTGTCCTGTTTGCGAAAAGAACCGTGTTCTTTGGAACTCTGGTAGTGATGCAGATAAGGAAGAAGCACGTAAGCAAAAGCGTAAACTGTCTTACTACGCAAACATCTATGTTGTAAAAGACCCTGCCAATCCTCAGAACGAAGGTAAAGTCTTCCTCTATAAGTTTGGTAAGAAAATCTTTGATAAGATTATGGGTGCTATGCAACCTGAGTTTGATGATGATGAACCCATCAACCCCTTCGACTTCTGGGAGGGTGCTAACTTCAAACTGAAACTGAAGAAGGTTGCAGGTTACTGGAACTATGATTCTTCGGAGTTCGCACGTCCATCTGCACTGCTTGATGGTGATGATGATGAACTGGAAAGTCTCTACAACGACCTGCATGACTTGCAAGCATTCGTTGCTCCCTCTGAGTTCAAGTCATATGAAGACCTGAAGAAGCGTCTTGACTTCACTCTCGGTCTTCGTGGTACACCTAAGATGCAAGACCAGGAGACCGTTGAAGAAGAAGCACAGTGGGAACGGGAACGTCGTGGTGACTTCTCTGAGAGCACTGCTGCTGCCCCCTCAATGCCCTCTGCTGACTTCAACTCCCCAGACATCACCCCAAGTCCTTCGTCCTCCAGTGACGAGGATGAGGATGACGCACTGAGTTACTTCCAGAAGCTTGCTGAGTCCTGATTCTAAAATCGACCTTTAATTACAAAAAAGGTCCAAAAAATTTGCCCCCAAATTTTTGCTCTGTCAGGATTTGGGGGTTTTTTGCTACTTACTTGTTCTTGGGTTGTATGCTCGTTTCGTATTAGAATCTAAGAATTGTGAAGACCTACTATATTTCATCATATCTCTGATATCAGTCTCAACAAGACTTATAAACTCTGGATTTAAAATCTGAATACTTCTCTTTTTTTCATTTTCTTTCACTTCGTAATCATAATTTGACACAGGAGTATTCACATTCTTAATTGTTTGGACAGTATTATTGGTATCTAAGAATTCTAGAATCTGAGCATCAGACTCAATAAAAACTTTCATACCTGGACGTGGAAAACTAGAAGTCATGCTGGAAGCTCGTTAGTAAAGTTAAAAGTTGGTTGAACTACACCTTTTTCGTCTAATGTACCTGTAATTTCAAAAAGTCTTTCTGGTACTTTTACTTTATTATCTAATATTACGTCTTCAACCGTAATTGAAAACTCACTACCATCTCTTAAACCTACTGCAAGAGTTCCACCCCATCCAGAAGGCCAGTTTGATAAACTATTTAACACATTAATATCAGTATGACCTTCACCATCAGGACTTAGCACTTTTAATTTTGATACATTCGTTTGAATATCAGTGATATTATAAAATGCTCTTAAATCTCTACCAATTATTTCAATTCTTTGATTCATATTAATAGAAATAATCGTATTTCCCTTTGAACTTGGAAATTCGTTTAATCTATAACTGTTTGTAGTCGTGTTTGTTTCAATAACTTGTGATTTTGGAGGGTCAATTTGAACTCCCTCTTTAATAATTAGTCTGTCATGCTCATCTCTGTATTCTTTAGTTTCATAATGATGAATTTCACTGAGTTTTTCTTCAGAACCATACTTATCTAGCATGTATCTGTAAAGGGATTCATTATCTAATGGCCATTCATTATTAACATCAGTGATGTTATTGACCAAGAGGATAATCCACTCATTTTCTGGTGTTCCATAAAATTTATTGGAGATTTGATCTGGTCTCTCATTATCTCTTATCTCATATTGAGTAAATGCCGTAACTGAGTTGTTAATGTCATCTCTTAAAACGGGTCTTCTAAAAATATTTTTTGCCAGACTAAACTCATCAATGTTTCTTTTATTTTTAAAAGAAGCACTATACTGTAAGTTTGGTAACTCTCTAAAATAAAATCCCATTTTTAGTACCCGATTTCGTCATCCATAACTTGTACTCCTGTAGTATCCGTGTTGGCAATTGACTTTCTACTATAATCACTATGATATACAGGTTCAAGTTCTTGAAAACTTAATGTCATTGTCATATGTGCTGGTTGTCCATCTTCAAATGATTGGTACATTCCACCAGAACTATAGTCCATTGCCATATTCGTCAATGCACACATCTTAAATCTATTTAACCCCTCGATGTGTTCTCCAGTAGGTCCATGAATATATTCTAATTGAAATACATTAGGAGTACCAAGGAATAGTGAAGATGACCCAGATGATGCAGCTATCTGTGAATCATCAGCAGATACTCCCTGCGAAGCAATTCTTGCTGCCATACCTTGTTTAAAGAATCTTATGATTCTTCTGCATGATAATGCTTCCTCTTTACTTCTTGGTGACAACTTAAATCCAAAGTTAAATTGTCTAAGCACGACATTGTTGAAGAGTAATTCCAAATTTTGGTTTGGAATCATTCCATGTCCTCTAGACAAAATTGTTTCTGGTGAAATATCAAATCCTGCTTTTTGTGAAGCCATCGATGCAATTTGTGCCTGAATTTGTGCTTGTAGAGCATTCTTTTGTGCCTGAGTACCATTACTGTTTGATGCTGCATCATTTAAAATTGAAATCATAGTTGCAAGAGGCATTGCATTTGCACCAGTAAATGCTTCCACAGCACCACTTACAGCCAATGCACCACCAGTAAAGGCTACATCTTTCATCATTGCTGCCATAACGGCAGCAGACATATTGTTCATTTTTTCTGGACCCCAACTTGCCGAATTGGTATCTGAGATTCCTTCTGGTATAGGAAGTATGACTGGTTTTCCTACTTGTTCCTTTTTGGCAGTTGTTCTTTGTAGACCTTCTGTAAGAATTTTTCCAGGGGAAGGCATCTGAGTGTTTCCATTTGCATCTTTTGGAAAAATTGCATCTCTATATGGTGCCTTATAATTATATTGTGTGATTTTTAAATGGTCTTGCAGAGTTTCTAGTATTGTTGATGGATAATAGAGTAATCTGCTTGCTCGTGCAGATTCACCAAATAAATCTTGCTCATTAGCACTAGGGAACTGTGCTGCTGATGCTTCTCCCAAGTTTGCTAATGGACCAGTTAAAACTACAGTTGGTGTTTGGTTTGGATTATATACCCCACCATTGGCTGGTGATGGTTGTCCCCTAGTATTAACACTAGGGTGAACAGTATAACCACCAGCATTGCCACCAGCACCTTTATGTGCATTGCTTACTTGAGTTTTAACTTTATCTGTTAACTGTGTTGCACCAACAGTTTCTTTCTTTGTGGCTTGGTCAAATAACATTACATCCTGAGTTGCAATCTTATACCAAGTTCCATTTTTATAAAGGACATCATTCTGCCAAACAACATAGGGTTGTCCAATCAGATTATATCCAACTTCATAATGCTGTACTACATAATCACCAGTGTCGGGGTCATATCTTGTACCATATTTCCTTTTCCTTGTTCCTAATCCAGGTACATTAATATCTTGCTCATATATTGGATCAGAAGTACCGTCTGGTCTTACTTTAGTTATATCTTGTAGTGCCATTATGGTGAATCCCAGACTCTGTATTTCGGAACTTTTTTACCAAGTTTATTAACAAACTGTTCAGTTGGTAATAATGAAACGTCAACCCAGTCACCTTGTGGGACTTTAAATAATTCAGTCATAACACCACTAAAGAGATACTTATGTATCGTTTTCTTTGGTGGGTTTGAGATACCTGTTTTATTTATGAGGGATCTCACAAATCCTCCTCGATACTGAGGATTTAGGTAATGAACATTAAGTCCCGTGAAATGTCCTGTTCTGGGACTTACATCAATAATGAAGGATAGTGGATGTCTATCCCAAAATGGGTACTTATCTGGATATTTAGCAGAATAGAGAAAAAATACTAGGTCACCAGGAACAATGAATCTCGTATCAAATTCATGAATATTTTTGCTCTGTAGTGGTGCTAATTCATTCATTAAGGCATCGGTATACCAATTACCACTTCTGAATTTTTTACCTGCTTTTGCCAGTACTGCTTCTGCTACACCAAATGATTCAGCCATCCTTATCTTTCTTATCAGACTCTGTATAGTTAAAGCTGTAGTCTAATACTGCTCTATATAGGTTATCTCTTAAAACTTTTAAATGTTCTTGTTCTTCTGCTGGTCTTGCGGGTGAACCAGGCCATGTTCTAATGGTTTCTGATACACAATGGTATAAAAGACGAACATCTTCATATGGCACTTCTATTGTATAGAAAACCATGTCGTCTTCATTGTGGTCATTAGTCATTTTAGAGTAATCCCCAATTCTTTTTCCGTTAAAATCCTAAATTCATACTTTCGATCTGCACACCACTCTTTTGCTGCTTTCCATTTTGCTTGGTTAATAGCCCAAGTCTTGACACTGTAAACCCAAGATTTGGTCCTTCTTTTAGGATTTGGGTCTGGTTCTTTCAGGTCCTTTAATGGTTTGATTTCAACCACCATAACTCGGTTTTTTCCGTTTTTATCTTTGTATTTTACAAAGAAGTCTGGAAAGTAACGGTGTACTCTATTGTCGATTGGAGAACGGTACGGTATAAAGAACTCTTCAGATTGCCATTGATTCACACTTTCTGTAAGGTCACAATATCGCATAAATTTAAGTTCATAAGATGACCGATAAACGATATTGGTTGGGTCACCTTTGTATTTCTCTGGTTTTTGCGGTCGGAATTTTCCTTGCTTATAACCAGAGTCATCTTTATGTGGCATACATAGTATAGGACAATAATCTCCAAAATATTTATAAATGGCCGACAACCCTCAAGTCCGATTAGAAAATCTGCCACAAGCACAAAGAAATTCGAGAGGATTCCCCAGTATTGGACCACTGTATATGAATACAACCACTCCTAGGGGTGGAGAACCATATACAGATGCCAATCTTGCAGGGGCAAGAGATGTTTTTGGTGCATTATCGCAGTCATCACAATTTAAAATCTCATTACATTTATCAGCAAATGGTTCTGCTGGTGATGAAAACTTGAATGCTTGGTTACAGGCATCTGGATTAACAGTTGATCCAGTTCAGAATGAGTATTATAATTTTTACTGTGCAGAAGCAAGTTTACCTGGTTCTGCAATGCAAACAGTAGATATTAAAGGAAACTTTCAGGGCATGACTGAAAGACTTATAACAGAGAGGACGTTTCTTCCAGTTAGTTTTACATTTTATGTTGATAATGATTATAGATTAATAAGATTATTTGAAGAGTGGATGAACTATATAAATCCACTTCATGGAAGTGGTGGTGCAGGAACTGGTGGTGCATATTCTCCAACTACGATTGGTCATGGAAATGCTAAATTTAGTAATGATATTTCTAGACTAAGATATCCAGATTCATATAGAAGAATTATTTCTATCACAAAGTTTGAACGTGACTTCAGAGAACAACCACAGAGGTCTGGAGGGAAATTAGGAGATCAGTCATCAATAACATATCGTTTAATTGATGCATTCCCAACACAAATAAGTGGAGTTCCTTTATCTTATGAAGGAAGCACTATTTCCAAAGTTACTGTGCAGTTTGATTACACTCGTTACGTTTACGAGTTAAATCCAGATAAACGAACTTTCCCTGCTGGCACAAGACCATCACCAAAAGTAGAGAAACCACCAGTAAACTTACCAAGAAATGCATCTCCTGTAGAAGAATATGGTAATACCAATGGACCAGGGACTAGATTTGTACCAAGAGACAGTGCTACAGGAGCTCCTATTTAACTGCTAAATAAAATTACTGAGTTGAAATACTATGCCATTACCTAAGATTAGTACCCCTACTTATGAATTGGAATTACCCTCAAGTGGTAAAAAGGTCAAATACAGACCATTTCTGGTCAAGGAAGAAAAAGTTCTAATCATTGCACTAGAAAGTCAAGACACAAAACAAATTACTAACGCAATTAAGCAGGTATTGAAGGATTGTGTTTCAACAAGGGGAATTAAAATTGAAGAATTGCCAACTTTTGATATTGAATACCTCTTCTTAAATGTAAGAGGTAAGTCAGTAGGTGAAGCAATTGAATTGGTTGTAACTTGTTACGATGATGGTGAAGGAACACAAGTTCCTGTTACTGTTTATACCGATGAGGTTCAAGTTCAAAAGAATCCAGAGCATAATCAAGATATTAAACTTGATGATTCTCTTGTTCTTAGAATGAAGTATCCATCACTTGAACAGTTTGTTAAAAATAACTTTGATTTCTCAGAAGAGAGTGAAGATAATATCGAAAAGTCTTTTGATATTATTTCATCATGTATTGAAATGGTTTATAATAATGAAGATTCTTGGGCAGCAGCAGACTGCACTAAGAAAGAACTGAAAGATTTTGTTGAGCAACTAAGTTCTAAGCAATTCAAAGAAATTGAAAAGTTTTTTGAAACCATGCCAAAACTTTCTCATACAATTAATGTGAAAAATCCCAAAACTGGTGTTAATAATGAAGTGACGTTGGAGGGACTGACGAGTTTTTTCGGTTGATAATGTCTCATATGGATCTTGAGGCATATTTTAGAATTAATTTTGCAATGATGCAGTTCCACAAATATTCTTTGACTGAAATCGAAAATATGATTCCATGGGAAAGAGATATTTACGTTGGAATGTTACAGCAACACATAGAAGATGAGAACTTGAAGGAAAAGCAGAGACAAGCAGCAGCAAATGCCTAGTTACTTCCCAAATAAAAGAAACAGACCACTAGGAGGGGGGATAAATCCCCGTGCTGCTTCAAATCGTGGAGGAAGAAAATATAATTTCAGTGGGAGTATGGACCCTGCTGAGTACAGCATGATGATGCGAAAGAAAAAGGGTGATGCATTAGCAGACGCATATGGAATGGACCCAGAGCAGTTTGATGCACATATGCGAGATAAAATTTCTAAAGCAACAAATTTTGTTTCTGGTGGTCGTAAGATAGGTGAAGGAGTAGCTGCATCTGCCAAGAGCAACATTGTTGGTTTTAAACGTTCTGGTGTTCGTGGTTCCAGGAAAGGATTAGACGCACTAATTAAGACACTTTCTTCTAATATTACGAGCAACGTTGAAAATATACAAAACAATGTCACTAACTTTGGTAAAGGGAGAGGGGATAATGCAAGAACAATATCCCCATCTACAACAAAAAGAGATGTTACTAATGTAACTAGAGTTGTAAGACCTCAAGTATCAAATTTAAATAAGACTGTAAACAATGTAAGAAATCAGTCATTTAACACCATCAAGGCATTTAGAACTGCTGGAGAAGGAGATGGTAAAGAAGATACTGGACTGAAAGGAATAATTGGAAGACTAAAAGATGGTTTTGGGTTACTAAAACTTTTAACTAATAAAGCAACTCAAGAACAATTAAGTAAGTCAATAAAGAATCTTGAGCAATTTTTCACTGATGCGTATAGAGTTGCATATAGATTAAGAAGCAATCTATTAAAAATATTTAAAGCACTCTCAAAAATCAGAGATAGCAAAGGTGCTGCTGGTCGTGCTGCTGGTGGGTTAATTGGTGGATTTGGTGCTGGTCTTGGTGCTACTGGACTAGGAGCAATGTTTGCAGGAGGAAAGCAAAAACCGAGAAGAGCACAACCAAGAAGAAGAGGTAGAGGTAGAGCAGGTTTATTGTTAGGTCTAGGTGCAGGTGCTTTGGGAGCGGGAATGGCAACCAATGCACTAGCAGGTGAAAGTCCACAAATACAATCTGCGGAAACTGCTCCAGTAATACCTGAGGGATTTATAGATAGATTCCAAGGTATTATAGAAAAATTTGGTGGAATCATTGATGGTCTGTTAAATGCTAAACCAAAACCTGCACCTGGTGGAGGTAGTGGTGCATCACCATCACCAACAGCATCTGGATCCAAAGATTCTGTTGCTGGTTCCATGTCTTTAGGTGGTGGTGCAGAAACACCAGAAGAACAAGCATGGTTAAAAACTATTAGAGATGCAGAAGGAACTGCAGGAAAAGATGGATATGGAACAGTATTTGGTGGGGAAGTAGTACCAGAATTAGCAGAAGGCAAAATGACTGTTAATGAGGTCATTCAACTGCAAAAAACTGGTAAAATGCCAGAACGTCTTGGTGGTAGGCAAGTTAATTTTGGAGAGTATGATGGACGTGTAAGTGGTGCATCTGGTGCATATCAGTTCATGCCTAAAACATTAGAAGGTCTTCTTAGAAATACTGGAACTTCTGGTGATGCTGCATTTACACCAAAGATGCAAGACCAATTTGCTCTTGAGTTGCTTAGAGGTAGGGGTATAGACCCCACAAAGGCAGCAACTATCGAGGGTATGAATAAGGCACAGGTCGAATGGGCTGGTCTTGGAACACATCATGGTCAGACAAAAAGGACAACAGCAGAATCACTCAGAATGTATAATACATATCTGAACAACTCTGGTGTCCATACACCAGTTACACCACCACCTGCTATTGACCCTGCGGGAGATCAGTCCTCAGCAAGAACAATGCAATCAAGGTCTATTGCTAGAACTGCTGCATCACAGAGGCAAACAAATGGACCTTCAATAGTTCCTATCAGCATAGGTTCAGGGACACAAAGTCCTGCCCCAGCACAAAGTTCTCAACAAGTTGATACTTCACCTCCAGTAAAGGCACCATCAATACCTTCTTTACCTGCTGGTGATAGTGATAATTTCTTTGCTATGGCATCAAAACTAGCATATAACATTGTTGAATGATGGCAGTATTAGAATCTCCCATAAAATCCTCAGTCAATAATATTCGCAAAACTTCTGCGTTTAGACGCAGAACGTCTAACCAAAATAAATTGACGACAGACTTTAAATCTTTAGAAAGAACATTAACTGTTGGAAATTCTAAGTTAAAACGGATAAAGAGTCTTCCAAAAAATAAAAAGATAGACAAACTTACATTGATGATACTTAGTAGTCGTCGTAATGAAGATAAGAAAGGTACTGGTACTGCTTCTGCTGGTCTTGGATTTGCAGTTGGTCGTGGTGTTGGTGCAGTAGGTTCTGGCTTAATGGGTCTTGCTGGTGGTGCAGTAGATTTGGTTGGTGGATTATTTGATAGAGGTGCAAAGAAAGGAGCACAAAAAGGAGTGCAAAAGGGAGCACAAAAAGCAACATCTAAGGCAGCAACAAAAGCAGCAGGAAAAGGTATAGGAAAAGGATTACTTAAAAAACTTCCTCTTGTTGGTCTTGGATTAGGAGCAGCATTTGCATTAGAACGGGCAGCAGGTGGAGATATGGTTGGTGCATTAGGGGAACTTGCTTCTGGTGCAGCAGCAATGGTTCCTGGATGGGGCACAGCAGCATCCGTTGCTATTGATGCTGGGTTGATTGCAAGAGATATTGACAAATCAAATAAAAATGATAAAAAAGTTGAAGAAAAATTAGATGAGAAGAGGAAAAAACTTCTTGGACCAACATCTACAAGAGCAGTAAATGGTTTGCTTCCCGCATTAAACAAGTTTGAAAAATATGTAGAAAATTTTAAATCTTTCTCCGTTAGTGGTAGTTTTAATCAGGATATTGCACCAGGAACCGCAACTGATAGCATGGGTTCAAAAAATCCCAACATGCATACTGGTGATTATCCAGGTTTTGATACAATGGAAAGAGTTGCACCTTTTGTTACTGGTCATGTAAGTACATATCCTGGTGCTCAATTTGGTGCTTCTAGAGGTGGTGGTACTAGAACTCACCTAGGACAGGACATTGATAAACAAGACCCAGGAGATCCTGTTCTTTCCATAATGAAGGGAACGGTTACGGAAGTTGGTACTGGTTTTAGATTCCAAAACGGTCAGGGTACAAGCCAAACCATCGGAATTCAACATCCAGATGGAACAATGAGTAGATATGTTCATGTTCTTTCAGATGTTTCTGTTGGTGATGAAGTTCTAACAGGACAGAAAATTGGAACAGTATCACCAGCAGACGTTGCAAGTAGTAAAGATTTTCCTCACTTGCATTTTGAACTATATGCAAAAGGTGGTGGTGTAATCGACCCAAGACCATTCCTAAATTCTGCACCAAAGGGAACTCCAGCTGTTGCTCCAATTGCTCCTAATGGTGAAACTAAGATAAAACCAGAGAGGGATGGTGCTGATGATAGAGAGTCTGCACCAATGGATCCAACTGTTGATCCAGGCAACGATGGTTATGATATGACAAGAACCAGGGAAGGATTCTTGCGTAGTGAAGTTATGGATGATGATACAGGGTTTACCCGAGGTGATATGGAGGATATGAGGGTTGCCAAGGAAAGAAGGCAGGCAATGGTAAAGGCACTTGGAAGAGATGGTTTCGCACAAGCACTTGATAACCTAGGAGGAAATGCAACGGTTGAAAATTATTCAGCAATGATGAAAGCTGCTGGTATGGAAGACCAATTGAAAGATATTCTCCAGCAATATAGACCAGGGCAGTTAATTGATAGTGGTGCTGCAGCATCAACAAGGGGTCTAGTTGCTAATGACCCAATGGGAAGAAGATTTAGTGCAGAAGCACAAGCAATATTAGATTATGAAATTCCTAAGTTAGAGACATATCCAACATACAATCAGGAAGGTGGTAGTCCAACATTTATAATTATGGATTCTGGTGGTCAATCACAACCACAATCAAGACCATCACCACCTCAAACAAGGAATAGGGGTAAGTCAGAAACTGTCTTTGTGCCCATAGGTGGTGGTGGATTAAATAGAACTATGGATGAAATGTTACTAACTAAACTCTCTAGGTCATAATGGCAAATATAATCGAAGCACTTCAAACTAATTACATAAACATTACATTATCCGATGGATTTGTCTTTAGTTTAGCAGATAAAGTTTTATACATTGATTACTTTGAGGACATTATGTCACCTGGTGTAACTCTTAATATGTTCTTATCATCATCAGAGTCAATAGTACAAGGTTTAAAAATACGTGGAGGAGAAAGAATAGATATCAATTTAAATGTTGCTTCTGGCACATTTCAAAAAGATGAAGAATATTCATTCTATGTTTATAAAGTTAGTAATTTAAATTCTACAGATACTGCAGAAAATTTTAACATTCATTGTGTAACAAAGGAAAGTTTAAATAATGAGTTACTAAGAGTAGCAAAAAGATATGATGGGTCTTTGAAAACTACAGTTGAATCCATCTTGGATGATGTATTAGAAACAGATCGTTATGATTCAGAGAATATTGAACAAACTGCTAACAACTATTCTTTTATTGGAAATAATAGAAATCCACTGACTGTATTACAGTGGTTAGCACCTAAAGCTGTTCCAACAACTAGTGCTAGTGGTGCATCTGGTGATCAAAATGGAGAAGCAAAGGGAACTGCTGGGTACTTATTCTGGGAGAATAGTGATGGGTATAATTTTAAAAGTGTTTCTAGTTTAGTTTCAAAAACAAAACTGGGTGTAAATTCTGCAGACAATAAAAATATTCCATCATACAAGTATAGTGGTGTAATAAAAACAACGAATGTAGAAAATATTTTCCAAATATTAGAGTATGACGTTGAAAAAAATATTGATTTAAGGAAAGCTCTGCGATTGGGAACTTATTGTAACGTAACAGAATTTTTTGACTTGTATACTGGTTCTATGGATACATATACATATAAATTATCAGAACAATTACGAGAAAAGTTAGGAACTGAGGATAAAATTCAGGTAGATGATGCGTTCTCAGAAAATTTTAGTAGAATAATGGTCAGAATGTCCGATAGGGGTGTTCTAGATAATGATGGGGTCACTACTGATTCTGGGAGAGATATTGCTGATATGGCAAAATCCACATCACGTTACAATATCCTCTTCTCTCAGGCAATAAATATCACAGTACCATTGAATATAAATCTCAAGGCAGGTGACCTCATTAATGCGATTTTTCCAGCAATTGAGGCATCGGAAATAAAAAGACCAGATGCTAATCAAAGTGGTAGATACCTTGTTCAACAAGTCAGACACCATTTCCAGAAAAATCAAAATTTATCTTATCTGCGATTAGTTCGTGATAGTTATGGACTATATGGTAAAAACTAAGGAGACAAAAAATGGAAAGTATCGAAAAGCATATTGAAAAGGATAAAGAAATCCTTCAAGACCCAACGACAAATCCACAAATGCGTCGTCACGTAGAAGAAGAACTACGTGAATTAGAAATTTATGCTGAAAATCATAAAAAAGAGATTGCAGCAGGGGATCACCATGACCCAACAGCACTGGAACTATTCTGTGAAGTAGAGCCAGATGCAGATGAATGTAGAATTTACGAAGACTAATACTAATGCTTGAAGGATCTTTATTACAATCTCATTATCTCGGAAGAGATGGTTTCGTATGGTGGATTGGAAAAATTGCTCCAGCAAAAGTCTGGCGTAATGAAAAATCCAGACTAGATGCTGGTACATATGAACCTGGAGAGGGTGAAGATTCTACTGGTGGTTCTTGGGCATATAGATGCAAAGTAAGAATTATCGGTTATCATACTTTTGTACAAGATGAACTACCAGACGAGGATTTGCCATGGGCACATGTCATGGCATCCAACGAAGCTGGAAGTTTCCAAGGTGGTTCTGGACAAACACATAAACTAAGTGGAGGGGAAACTGCTTTTGGTTTCTTCTTGGATGGTGATGATGCTCAACAACCAGTTGTTGTTGGTGTATTACATAGAAATGCTTCAGTTGAAAATGTTCCCGATGAAGATGCTAAGGATAGATTTAGACCTACTACTGGACATAAAGGAAATTTGAGTCAATCACCGACTCAAATTAGAAAGAGAAACAAGGGACAGCAACAACCAGCAACAACTTCAACTACACCTGCTACTGGTGTTGCTCAAAAACCACCAGTACTTCCAAAGAATAAAAACGCAAAACGTAAAGAATCTCCCCCTGGTGCAGACCAAGCAGTAAGAGAAGACCTAGCATCACAACAATTTGCTGCGGAAGCAGCAGTAAAAATTGTTAGGGAAAATGGTTGCAGTGACAACCTTATTGGAAAAATATCACAAGAACTTAATAACTTCATTCAATTTATCTCAAGAATTGAGGATTTTATTGGTACTTACATTGACCCCGTTCTGAATACCTTTGTTGATATTGTTCAGGAAATTAAAGGGTTTGCTAGCAGAATTGTTGGTATCATTAAATTCATCATTAACAATATGAGAGGTGCGATTATTCAGTTAGTCACCTCATTGTTTAGAGATTTTATTGCTAAAATTCTCCCAATGCCACAGCATCCACCAGTGGCAGAAGCAACAAAAAATATTATTAACATAATATTCTGTCTCTTTGAAAAACTTATACCACTTCTAATAGATTACATTGTCAATCTTCTTACAAACATGATTGGTAAGGCAATCAATGCCCCAATGTGTGCAGTAGAAGAATGGACTGCGGGTATTCTTTCTAAATTGATGGACTTTATTGAGGACCTTTTGGGTCCAGTAATGTCTGGTCTTGATTGGTTACTAGGTGGAATTGGTCAAATCTCCGCAGTATTGGGTCAGGTATCATCACTCGCACAACAAATTTTAAACTTTATTGGTTGTGACCAATTGAAATGTGAGGCATCAACTACTTGGGATTCAAAATCAAAAGCAGCAAAAGCACAAAGAGATAGTTGGAATAGAACTCTTGGCAACATGAATGTTCTTAAAGGTGTTAATGATGACCTTGACGAAGCAATGGGTGCTATCTCATTGTATGGAAATACTGGTACATCACCATTCCGTGATTGTGCAAGAAGAACTGCTAATCCAACAAAACAGTCTGACCAATCACCAATGCCTCCTGGCATGATTGCACCAAATTGCATACCACCAGAAATTGAAGTTTTTGGTGATGGTGTTCTAGGACAAGTCCTTCCAATTGTTGGTAAAGATGGTGGAATTTTAACTGTAAAGGTTATTAATCCAGGTAAGGGTTATTCAAAACCACCATCAATTAATATTATTGATAATACCAATCATGGTAATGGTGCCAGATTACAAGCATCTATTGAAGATGGTAGAATAAGCAACGTTTATGTATTAAACCCAGGTTCTGGGTATTGTCCAGGAAATTATTCATCCATAGTATCTGATCCATCTTATGTTGTTTTTGCTGATAAGTATTCTGTATTTGAAGGTGATAGTGTAACATTTACTATTCAAACTGAAAATGTTCCTGATGGAAATAAAGTAGAATGGTATTTTAGTGGAGATGTTTCAATAGATGACTTTGATTCTCCAACTGAACTGAGTGGTGAATTGGAAATCAAAAATGGTGAAGCAACTCTTATAGCAAAAATTAGACAAGACAGTGTTACTGAACCTGTAGAAACACTATTTTTCGACTTATATGATAGTGGTGGAGATTATGTTGCAAGGACTAGGGTCTTCCTCAATAATAGACTTTCACCAGTTTTAACACCAGAACCAGACGAACCAGTAGAGTCTCCACCAGGAACACCAGTTCCAAAAACTCCAGACGGTGGTACTTCTCCTGGAATTGGAACTGGTGGTGGTATTATTCCTGGAATTGGAACTGGTGGCACTGGTGGAACTGGAACTGGAGGTGGTGACCCTGGAATTGGAACTAATTTTGTTGGTATTATTACTAATATTATTGTTGATAGACCAGGATTTGGATATTCCACTGGTGATAGTGTTGAATTTGGTGGTTGTGTTTATAACCTTAAGGTCACTGAAACTGGTTCTATTGTTGGGGTTGAGTCTGCATCTTCATGTAAAAATGCTTACGAAGAAAATCCTGGAGAAGGTGTTATTACCACAACTAATGGTCAAGCAGGAAGATTATTCGCAGTCTTAGAATTCACTCCTCTTACTAACAAAGTCACAGTTGTCGATGAGTTTGGTGTTATCTCAGTTGTTGATTGTGTCTAATAAATATCTAAAAATCCTTTTATAAAATGACAGAACAACCAAAAGAGTGGTTTAGACAAGGATTCGGTTACAGAGAGCAATCTGGTGTCTACATTGAAGGTAGAGAAGTTGGATACTCTCTAATAACTGATGAAGGTGTTGGGTATACTTATTACAAAGATGGTGGAAAGGAGGATGTTGTTCTAGAAACTTCATTAGAAGTTTGTGGTAGGAGAGTAAAAGATAAAGAACCAGCAAAAGTAATCTATGCAAGAAATGGTGATATTCATTTTGAAGCACCAAATGGTCAGATAACATTAAAGGCAAAGAACATAAGATTAGTTTCTCAAGATGGTGATGGTGAAGTTACCATTCAAGCAGGTAAAACCATCGAAATTGATGGTCCAACAGCTAGAGTCAAAGGAACCAATGTTGACATTACAGGAAAAAATTCTGTAAATATGATTGGAAATTATGTAGAATCTGCTGCTGGTGTGCAGCAATCAAGTGCATCACTTGTTGATATTTTTCAAGGTTCTTTTATAGGTCAACTTCTAAATTCTCTCGGAAATCTTAAAAAATTCCTTCAACTTTTCTAAACTATGCCTGCACTAGCCTCTATTTCAACAATTGGTGATAAACTAATTGTCGGACAAGTTGATACTTCATTTTTGACTGCTACTGGTAGAGTTACACCAGGAACAGCAGTTCTAAATGGACCTGTTTATATTGGTGCATCTCCTCAAATTGGTGTTGCTAGAGCAGCATGTATGATTGGTCCTCCTCTTCCTGGACTGTCAGTTCCTGCTTCACTTGAAGTTACAGGAGTTGCAAATGTCATTGGTGTTTTCAATGTCATAGCTGTTAGTACATTTACTGGTCTCACAACAAAACTTGGAACAACAATTAAGAATGCTCTAAGTCTTAAGAATGGTGTTGACCTGAAAAATGCTGTCAATATTGGTAATGGTGTTTCTATTGATAACGCAAAAGCAGTTGTAAATGGTGCAGAGACTGTTGCTGGTGTACTTTCTGCACCAGTTGCTAATATTCCATTGGTTAATGGATATTGTACTGGAAATAAATCAATTGGTTCTTTTGATATTCCTCATTGGAGAAAAGAAAATACTAGAATTCGTCATATAGTTGCTGAGGGACCAGAACCAGGGATATATGTCCGTGGACGTTTAACAGGAAACAATACAATTGAATTGCCAGAATATTGGGATGGTCTTGTTGACCCAGAATCAATCACCGTAACTCTTACACCTATTGGTTCTTCTCAAGATTTATTTGTTGATTCAATCCCTTGGGGAAGAAAGGTTATAATTAAATCTGGAAATGCATCTAATATTGATTGCTTTTATGAAGTTTGGGTAGCACGTTGGTTAGATCCAAGAGACCATAGCAAGAAACTCCATGTAACTTATGAAGGAAAAACACCAGATGATTACCCAGGTGATGCCAAAGATTTCTTGGTTGGTGGATGGGACTATGACAGAAGAGAGTCTCAATGGTGACCTATAAATAATTTGAACATATTATCTTAATCTATATTCATGTCCACGACACAAGATATTGTTAATGAGCTGAAAGAAGAACTTGAGTCTAAAATCAAGCAACGTGAAGGTTGCCTAGACCAACTAAAGTTGGTTGACGTGACTTTGGACAAAATGGATAAAATAATTAAAAGAATTGATAGAGATGCACAAAGTCATATTGATGCATTAAATCCATATCTTACTGCAGTTGCGGATGCATATAAAGCAAGAGTTGATGCTGGTTGTAGAAGTAATCTTGAATGGGTAGTTGTAAGTGAGGAGACTAGACGTTCAAAAGCATTCGTCAGTGATAGAGAGATAACAGTATGGGAGTGTAAAGAAATTGAAAGCCTTGCGAGGCAAGAAAATTATCATGGAATGAAGTACTACTCCAAACCATCAGATATAGATTATGGTTCATCTATAATTGGTGAGTTTTTTGGTTTGGTTTCTGCTGGTTCTACAGTCTTAGGAATTCATACCAGCTCTTTTGAAGCAGCTAATGCTGATGTTCTTGATTATGTCAATGGTATCGAAATTGGTCATGCCATTATTGATGATATTGAAAATCCAGAATTTTTCGATGCACAAGATATTCCAGTTGTTACTGGATTTGGGTTTACAGACTTTGTTGGTATTGTAACAACTCTTACTGGTGGTATTGATGCAGGCAGCAATGTTTTTAGACATTTTGGTGCTGGAATTACTACTGACGTGGTAAATTTGTTTAATGCAGGAGAAAGAATTGGTTTAAATGAACCGTTTGTGTCTGGAAATACAAATCCAGCAGATGTTTTTGCAGTTGGTTTTGCTACTGTTGTTGGATTTGGAACTTCGACTCAAATAATAGAATTTCAGGATCAATTTGGTATTCCACGACAGGATGAATTTGATATTCAAACTTTAATATTGTCGGAAAACGCAACGCAAGCTGTTGCTGAGCAAGAATTTACTGTTGGTATTCTGACTTCTATCGGATGTTATTTCCTCGATACTGCGGCAAAGAAGACATCAGGAATCACTTCATTCTTTGCTATTAGGCAAGATGAAGACTTAGATGCTTCATTTGATTCTACGGCAAATCCACATAGCCCAGTAAAAATTGGAATTATAAAAGGTGGTAAGATGGGTGTAGGACATAGTGTATTCTATGTTAAAAATGGTGACCCATTTAAACAGGAAAAATGGAGACCAGAGACTGCACATGATGAGATTAAAATTAAAAAAGGAAAAGATATTCCTGCAGTTAAAGAACCAAAAGTTGGTGCAGGAAATGCTCCATATAACGAAGGAAACTTCCAATGGCCAGTAAAGATTGAAACAGAAGAGGATGGAGGAAGTGGTCGTGGATGGAATTATGTTGACACTACATATGCTACGAAGGGGCAGCAGGTAATTATCAGCAGTGAAGATGTTGGAGCAGGAAGTAGTTCTGGTTCATCTGTTGGAGTTGGGTATCTGGCAACAAGTGCTCAAAATCCATCATCGTCAACTTGTTCTGCTCTCGATGATGCTATTTCGCAAGCAGAAGCAGCAAGAGATAATGCCGTTGCTATTCATGAACCACTTGCTCGGGGAATTATGGCATTATCAGCAACATTAAGAGAAAATAGAGCAGGGAAGCAGATGCTTGCTTGGTCACTTCTTCAAGCATCTAGGTCTTTACGTGATGATATTGAAAAATTGACAAAACAAGTTGCGAGTTTACAAAATACTGATTTATCTAAGTATGACGAGTGATGTTCTTCGTGGTGACCTATATAGTATAAGAAAAAGTACACCGAACTTAGAGTCTAATGGCGGACAGATATCCCTTAGTAGCCAACTCTTCCACAAATAGGATAGAAGAGTTAGCAATAAATGATAATTTAAATCTAAACAACAACGGAATTGTTGGTGCGTCTACAGTACGGGCAAGTAGTTTTATTGGTGACTTAGTTGGTACTGCAACAACTTCCACGCAATTAACAAGTGCTTCTAATATTTTAGATGGCATTCTGCCTACAGACAGATTAAGTGGTAATTATAATATTGGTGTATCGACAGCAGATACTCTAACAAATGCTGCAAATATTTTAAGTGGAACTGTCCCTAGGGGTAGATTGGATGGTGAATATGATATTGATATAACAGGAACTGCTTCAACTGCAGGTGCATTATCCAATGCTTCAGCAATTAGTGGTGGTACAATTCCAGCATCTGTACTATCTGGTACTTACAACATTGATATTTCTGGTACGGCATATCGTTCAGTTGGTGCTGCATTATCAATTACTGTTCAAAATCAAACTGATAATCAGAATCAATACGTTCTTTTTGCTAAACATACAAATACTGATGCTAGTGCGTTCGTAAATCCAGGTGGACTTACATATAATCCAGGACAAAACTACCTAGGCATTAATACAAGTTTACCAGAGTTTGAACTAGATGTTCTTGGTGATATTAGAGCATCTGGAATCAGTAGTTCAAATGTTTCTTTTGCAAACACTGCAACTATTGGTTCACTTAAAGGACTGACTGCTATTGATTCAACCAGTATCAGTACGATTCAAGTATCACTTGGTCTTGACCAGTTAAATGACCTGACTGTTATTGGTATTAGTACATTTGAGACTCTCATAGTTCAAAACCAAACGACACTTAATGATTTAAATGCAACTGGTGTCTCTACTATTGCAAATGCAAATATAACAGAACTGACGGCAGGAAACTCCAACATTGGAATTGCTACTGCCACAGAACTCAGTGTAGGAATTGGAACTACGGCACAGACAGTAGTTAGTAGTACAAGAGAATTACAAAATATTGTTGGTGTTGATACTGTAACTTCACAAACTCTCCGTGATAATCTAGGTCTAACTCAATTAGACAGCATTAATGTTACGGGTCTCAGTACATTTGCGGATATTGATGCAGATGAAGTAGGTGTCTCAACATTAACTGCAGGAACAGTAAATGCTACAACCTACTTAGGTAATGGTGCTGCACTTGCTGGAATCGTTACTCAAATCACCGCAGGGATTGGAGTTACACTATCACCATCTAATGGTGTAGGAAACGTACAAATCAATGCTTACAGACCAGTTGGCAAGACAATCTTTGTTGCTAAGTCTGGTGATGACAATAATACTGGATTGACTGATAGTCATCCAAAACTAACAATTAAAGCTGCTGCAGCAGTTGCAGAAGCAGGTGATACTATTAAAGTATATCCTGGTCTTTATCAAGAAGCAAACCCAATTGTACTTAATAAGTTCGTTGCTGTTGAGGGTCTAGAACTAAGAAACTGCCAGGTAAGTGCATCAAATTCTGCTTTAGATCTCTTCCATGTTAATAATGGTTGCCATATTACTGACCTAAGTTTTGTTGGTCCTGATGCAACAGGTGGTGCTGCTGCTGTAGCATTCAACCCACTATCGGGTGTTTCTTCTGACAGATTCTTTGATGGTGCAAGACTCATCCGAATGAATCTGGATTACATTGCCCGTGAAGCAGTTGGTTTCCTTACCAGTACAGATTATCTAGACCCACCATTTGAAGTAACACCAGGTGGTCCAACTGATTGTGCTGATGATATCAAAGATGTCTTCAGAGCAGTGATGTTTGATATCACTAGAGGAGGAAACTCTAAGTGTGTTGGTGCTGGTAAGTCATACTTCTCTGAAGCAGGAGCACTTCTTCACGTTACTGGAACAGATGCAAATGGATATAGTGTAAAGGATGCAACGATTGCAGCAATGAATAAGGCTGTTGGAATTGCATTTTCTTGTATTACTAATGTTTCTTGGACTGGTGGATATCAAAATGAATTCTATCAAGTAAAAGACGTTGGAATTTACGCAGACTCTGCAACTGGTTCTAACCAAGACTTTGGTTCATGTGCAAATGTTAAATCTGCAATCAATACTTGCGTAGGTATTGTTACAACAATCATTGGTGCTGGAACTACTGGAAACATTAACGCAGGAATCAATACAACATATCCTGGTAACAATGGTCAAGGTGCTCCAACCGAAAATCATTCTTCATTCTCCCCTGGTGTTGGTCCAATTACTCAAGGTCCATACATCAGAAACTGCACAAACTTTATCGGTAACAGCATTGGTCTAAAGGTTGATGGTTTCAATGCAGAACCAGGAGACCTAGATGATATTGGTGTTACTGGTTCAATGTCAGTTGACTCCTACACTCAATTTAATCAAGGTGGCATTGGTGTTTCAGTTTCTAATGGTGCATATGCTCAGTTAGTTTCACTATTCACTATTTGCAATGAAGAAGCAGTTGTTTCAACTTCTGGTGGTCAACTCGACTTAACAAACTCCAACTCTTCTTTTGGAACTAAAGGTCTTGTTTCTAGAGGTGTTGGAAATAATGGAACTAAGTCAATTTATACATTAACTGGTGTAGGACAAACAGAAGCACTGGCAAGACAAAATGAAGTTGTTGTTTCTGGAGTAGGAACATTTAGACCATATGATGGTCAAGTCTTATACTTTGACCAACTATATCAGTCCGTCCAGGAAATTAGAGTGTTAGATGCAGGTAACAATTATACCACTGCACCTAGAGTTACTATTGATGCACCAGTAGGACAGAATGGAATTACGGCACAAGCAACTGCAACCGTAGAGAATGGAAGAATTGCAAGCATAACAGTTATTACTGCTGGTTCTCAATACGATACAACTCCAAGTGTTACTGTCGAAGGACCAGTTGGTGGTGGTGTAACCGCAACTGCAGAAGTAGCAGTAATGTCACCAATTTATTATAGAGTTACTGAAGCAACCTTACCTTCTGCAGGCATTACAACAATCACTCTTGCTAACAATCTAAATAATACAGTAAGTGCGGGAAGTACAGTTTATTTCTCCAGATTGAGTCAGCAACTTGCATCATCTCACTCATTTGAGTTTATTGGTTCTGGAACAAATATTCTCTTAGCAAAACCTGCTCTTGGTGGTGTAACAATCCAAGAAAATGAAATTGTGAAACTTGATGGTGGTGAAATCATCTTCACTAGCACAGACCAAGCAGGTAACTTCAGAATTGGAGATGGTATTGTCATTAATCAGGCAACTGGTTCATTGACTGGTACTGACTTCACGAAGGCACTATTCACGACCATGACCCCATTCATTCTCGCACTCGCAGACTAAGGAGGAACTTAACAAATGGCACTCGCAGCCGCAGCAGTTAATAATTTTAAGACTGTTACGAAAGTTGTTCAAACAACTACTGACGTTATCTATGAAGCACCAGTTGGTTTTGTTGGTGTTATTCTGCTTGCACAATGTGCAAACATTGGTTCTGATGAAGAGACACTAACTTTCTTACATAATAGACAGGTTAGTGGTTCAACTGTAACTACGGAAATTATTAAAGATTTCCCAATTCCAGGAAACGACACCGCAAATGTTTTATCGGGTAAACTGGTACTAGAGACTGGAGACACCATTTCTGTTAGTGGAAGCAGTAATACAGATTTAAAATTTATCATCAGTATTCTTGAAACATTTAATCAGTAATATTTAAAAATGTCCGACTATTTAAGTAAAAGAGTAAAGAAGGTATTTGGGGAGGGTCTCTCCAACTCTCGTTATGATTACTTGTCACTAGAACAAGCAGAACCTGACCTCGGAAATCCACTGGTTGGACCTTCTTCCATTGGTGCAAAACCAAACCCAACAGGGGTAGCATATATTCTTGCATCCTTTGCAACAACATCAAAGGCAGATAGATACTGGGTTCCACCATCGGAACTACAGGGTCTTGGTCTTGGATTGATTCCTGGTGCTTTCACAATTAGAGATGAAGGTGCTACAGTTGGTACTGCAAACAGTTTTACTACTCTAAATTTTGTCGGACAAGATGTCGATTTAGATTATGTTGGACCGAATCCAGATGAGCAAACTGGTATTGCAACAGTAAGAATTAATTCCAAAGGTAGAGGAGTTATTAGTGCTATTCAATACCATAGTTCAACAACTCTAACCGATGGTGCTCCAGACTTTGTTTATGATGAGAATACAAACTCAGTTGGTATTGGAACAACTACACCAATTGTTACTCTGGATGTAAGAGGTACAGCATCCATAAGTGGGATAAGCACATTTAAATCTAATGTTAATTTAGATGATAACACTTCTTTAAGTATTGGAGTTAGTAGTGATTTTACTATCACTCATGATGGAACAGATACAAATATTGTAAGTAATACTGGTAAGTTAAATCTAGACTCAGATGATTTAAATATTGCTGCAACTAGGACAGGTAAAGAATATATTACTGCTGTTGATGGAGCAGCAGTCTCCATTTTCCATAATGGTTTAAATGACACTGGTGCTGGTTCTACTCATAAGAGAATAGAAACAACCAGATATGGAACTACATTTAAAGGTAGTGGCGTATTTGAAGAAGGACTTCACGTTGTAGATGATAAAGCAATTAGAGTTGGTACAGGAACTGACTTAACCATCTACCATGACGGAACAGATACTTATATTGATAATGAAGAAGGTTCTCTCTATATTAGAGATACTTCCAATGGTGATGTTCGTATCCAAGCAAATTCTGGTGAAGACTCTGCTATCTTTAACGATGATGGTTCAGTAGAACTATACCATGATAATGTTAAGAAGTTTGAGACTACTGGTATTGGTGCAACTGTATATGGTACGTTAGAATCAACGGCAGTAGATACAGAAACAGTCTCTGCTACTACTGTAAATTCATCTGATATCTTTGTATCTGGTCTTACGACTACTACAGACTTTAGAACTAAGTATGCTAATGTATCCACAGCAGGTACAATTACAAACTTCTTTGCAACTCATGCAAATGTTGCGGGACTGACTACAACTACCAGATTTTACTCTGGTAAGGCATCTATTGGTTCAACCCTCACTGCTACTCATATTGGTATAAACACAGAACCAGAATATCCACTCGATGTCAATGGTGAAGCAAGATTTGGAGATTTGATTTATGTTAGTAATGGAACTGGTATCACTGGAGAAGTACTCCTTTCTCAAGGAGGTAGTAACCCACCTGTATGGGGTCCTCCAACTAACGTTACGGTTGGTTCTGCCCAGTCTGTTTACATCGATGACGTAACTGCTAACCAGACACATTTTCTCACATTCTCTACAGAGGCAGACGATACTGGATACATCAAAGTAGATACAGAAGGTCTGTTCTACAATCCTTCATCAAATACACTTGGTATTGGTAGCACTGCTAATCATACCCTGGATGTTCTAGGTGATATTAACTTTACTGGAACTCTTCTTCAAAATGGTGAACTTGGTGTATTCTCTCGATGGACTATCGATGATGTATCACAAGATATTTTCCGTTTTGCAGGAAATATTGGTATTGGAACAAGTACTCTAAGTCATAAGTTCACAGTTCTTGGTGATACTTTACTAGAAGGTGATACAACAATCCGTGGACAGATTGCAAATGGTCTGACAGTATCTGGTATTGCAACTATTGACCAGTTCACTTCTGCGGATAGTAATATTGACCTCTTAACTGTAGGTGCGGGTGGAACTGTATTGACTGCAAGTGCTGATGGCACTGTAGCAGTTGGTATTGGAACCACAACTGCATCTCTAACAGTAGTTGGTGAAACTATCCTTGATGGTGTTACCCACTTTGACGGAACAATCACCGAAAAGATTCATAATACTTATGGAACTGATATTCCATCTACAGGTGGAAAGATGACTCTAGATGTCAACACAGGAACAGTGGTTGTTGGAGTTCTCACTGAGGCAGTAGGTGAGTGGGCATTTACTGGTGTGGACACTAGTGGTCCAAAAGCAACAACAATGACTCTAATTATTGACTCCGACTCACTACTTGGATATGCAGAAACATGTAGTGTAAACGGTGGTGCTCCATTCGGTGTACGATGGGGTGGTGGTATTGCACCTCTGCCAACTAACAACGAGGATATTATTAGTTTCACAATTGCAACCGACTCTAATGGTCAAATAAGAGTCTTCGGTTCCTCCTCACTCAACTTTAGCTGATAAGATATGCCTACTTCATTTGGTGTTGCCAAAGCATTCCGTTCTGGTGAATTCCGTGACCCAGCAGTTACATATGGTGACTTTTTTGTTTTTAATTTCATTATGACTGCTGGTTCTGACTTGGATATCAGGGCAAAACTTCTCAATCCAACAGGTGTCAATGAGACTATTGGGTGGGGTAGGGATAATACAATGAGATATAATAATATTACCTTTGCATATTGGGGTGGAGATAACACGGGTGGTGGTAGAGAAACCTTCTATCTTGACAGGTCACAATTTCTACAAGCATTTCCTACTGCAACATCTTTTGAGTTTGACTTAAGATGCTTTTGGAACGCAGTTTCTGGTGGTAATGTTATCACTAATATTGATGCATATCAAGGTGGTTCCATGGTTTTGAATACCAATACAAGAGTATGGGAAAATCCTACAGCAGACAATGATTTCCCAGCATCTAAATCTGCATCAAAAGTAATTACTCTACAAACATCTAACGTAGAGACAGAAGGTCAGAGAGCATCTAGAGTGCAAGTCAACCTCAGTGCTGAAACCATTCAGTTCTTTGCCAACTGAGGAACTGGCACAAGGTGCTTGACCTTACAGTTTCACTGTGCTATTATAAGAAGGAACACCATTGGTTCACCTAAATGATGATTACCCGAAACGCACTCACTGAGCTGCGTGAACTGCATGAAGATGTGGCAGAAAATTTTACTGACACATACTTTCCTATCAGTGGAGAAACTTATTGGACTTGCGTTCAAGCACTTGCTGAAGCAAAACTTGCAGAACTGCGTGGAGAATTGAATGAGCTTGTTGAAGATTGATAAAGCATCTCTAGTTGAACCAAGAGTAAAAACTACCCCAACAAACGTCAATGAAGCACATGAAGCATTGTTTCATTGCACAATGACTCTTCCTGCCGCAGCAAAGCACTGTGGCATGACTCAGAAAGAGTTAAAGATGACGTTTTTTGAATATCTTAAGTATAATCCTGTTACCTTTGATCCCGAGGACTCTAAATAATACAATCGTAGTAGATTGTATTATGAAATACAAGATTACCAACAATTACTGTTTCCATAATGGTATTATCGTTGATATGTATTTCGTCCAAGGCATACCTTTCACATTTGATGATATTGATCCTGCACTCCAGGACGACCCATATGTGAACATTGAAGCAGAAAACACAACAGCATATTCAACAGAAGATCTATACAAATGGTCTGGATATTTAATGCAAGAGGAGTGTCATCCTCTTCTATATCCACTAGAATTAGAAAATCCTGAGGCACTTCCCCAGGACTGATTGCCCCCGTAGCTCAGTGGTAGAGCAGGGCTTTTGTAAAGCTCAGGTCGCAAGTTCAAATCTTGTCAGGGGCTTAGGCGATACTGCCGAACCAATCCCTTCCGTGTGACTTTAGAAACCCTCCCAAAAGGAGGGTTTCTTAGTGTCTAAATAGAAAAAGATTAGTATTCTTACGCGGATATAAAATGCCTCTTTCAAGATTAGAGAATTTCCTTAAGAACGCAGAAGGCAATATTCTTTATGTTAACCCTTCGGACTTCGATGCTACCGATAGTTTTGAGAACCAAGGTAACTCACTAACGAGACCTTTCAAGAGTATTCAGAGAGCACTTGTTGAAGCCGCAAGATTTTCATATCAAGCAGGTGATAACAACGATAAGATTGATAGGACAACTATTCTAGTTTATCCTGGTACTCATTACATTGATAACCGTCCAGGTTTTTCTATCGAAGAAATCAATGGTTCTGCAGTATTTAAGGAACAAGTTGCACCAGGACAGTGGGAAGAAAGGAGTCTTCCAGAATTTGGTGAAACTACCAACTTTGATATTTTTGACCCAGCAAACGATTTAAGAAAATATAACGCAGTTGCTGGTGGTGCAGTTCTTCCTAGAGGTACTTCAATTATTGGTCTGGACCTAAGAAAGACAAAAATTAGACCACTATATGTTCCAGACCCATATGATAATAATGTAGAAGAATCAAGTATCTTTAATGTTACTGGTACTTGCTACTTTACTGCTTTCACTATTTTTGACGGTGACCCAACAAAGACTGTTTATAATAACTATTCTGAAAATAGAGTAGTACCAAACTTCTCTCACCATAAATTAACAACATTTACATATATTGATGGTGTAAACAAAGTTAAGTTAGGTAATTATCAAACATACCTAACTGACCTTGACATGTATTACTATAAGGTCGCAAAGGCATATGGTGATATAACTGGTAGAGGTCTGGCAGATTTCCCAGTTGGAACTGATTTTGAACCATCTATTGATGAATTTAGAATTGTTGGTGCTCTAGAAGCAAACCCACTAGGAATTTCTAGTATTCGTGCTGGTAATGGAGATGGTACTGGTGATATTAATGTCATCACAGTTACTACGGCAGATAGATTAACTGGTTCTACAGCACCTCATAACTTATTTGTAAATAGTCCATTCCTCCTTAACGGAGTTGAGGTTGACCCAGATTCCTATAATGGTTCATTTACTGTTAAGGAAGTCGTTGGAATTAACACATTTACCTTCACAACAAATCAATCACCATTAGAATTTTTACCAAATCCTACAGAAATTGATACTGCAACAGTATCTGCTGGTTCTGATACTGTAAGTTCTGCTTCACCATACATTTTCAACGTATCTTTGCGTTCCGTCTTTGGCATGTGCGGTATGCACGCTGATGGTAGCAAGGCTGCTGGTTTTAAATCAATGGTTGTGGCACAGTATACTGGTGTCTCACTACAAAAAGATGATAATGCATTCATTCTTTATGATGAAGGTGCTTTTTATGATGAGAATACTCTCCCAGAAAATAGCCCAGAGAGACCTCTCCATACCAATTCAAAAGCAATCTTCAAACCAGATTTTGAGAACTCTCACATAAGAGCATCCAACAATGCTTTCATTCAGGCAGTTTCTATCTTTGCTATTGGTTACTCTCATCACTTCTTGACTGAAAGTGGTGGTGATATGTCAATCACCAACTCAAACTCCAACTTTGGTAATACATCACTCGAATCTACTGGATTCAAACCAGATGCATTTAACAGAGATGACACTGGATTCATTACACATATCATTCCACCAAGAGAATTAGTTGCTGATGAAAACTCTGTTACTTGGTTGTCTCTTGATGCTGAAAAAATTATTAATGCTGTAGATACTAGCAAACTCTATATTGCTGGTGCGAGAAATGAAGAAGTTCCACCAGCATATCAAGTTGATGGTTACAGAGTTGGTGCTAGAGACGATGATGAATTAAATCTAACTATTACTATTGGTACTGCACAAACCAATTACACAGCACCAATTTTAATGCCAGTAAGTGGTGGAAATGGTGTATCTGCAAGAAAATCATATCAAATCGTAAGATCAAATAATGAAAATGACATTGTAAATGATACAATTTCATTAACACAAGGTCATCAACTAATTAATGGTGAAAAAGTAAGAATTTTTGCAGATAATGGTCAAACACCAGATGGTCTAGACAATGAAGGTATTTACTTTGCAATCACAACAGGTGTTGGTGCAAATCAAATTAAACTAGCACAATCTGTTAATGATGCACTTGCTAACCAACCTATCCTAGGAATTTCTAATAACGGTGGTGTCATTACTGTTGTTTCCAGAGTTTCTGATAAACTTCCTGGAGACTTAGGACATCCAATTCAGTTTGATGAAACAGAATCAAACTGGTATTTACAATCGGATTCAAATAACAATATCAGAGAAGCAATTGTTGATATTGGTATTACAGAACTTGGTTCAGAAACTTCAACTTCATTCATTAATAGAAAATTAGATAATCGTTCTATTGATGATAAGATTTATAAGGTTCGTTATGTTATTCCAAAGGAATATACAAATGCAAAACCACCAGAAGCAGGATATGTAATTCAAGAATCTGGTAATGTTGGTGTTAGTAGCATTTCATTTACTAATGATACTCTTACGGATTCTACCGAGCTTAGGAATGAAAAAGTTATTTCATCTGCATCTGCAGGTCCTATCATTTCAAATGCCCAAGTAGTAACTTTAACAACTGAACTTCCTCATGGTTTAAGTTCTGGTGATACTGTAGAAATTAAAAACGTAAGGAGTGTTAACAACTCTTTAGCAACAGGAATTACTTCTTCCTTTAATGGAAGATATGAAATTGAGTCTGTACTTAACAGCAAGCAATTCCAGTATACAATTTCTGGTGTTTCAACTAATCCTGGTGCATTTTCTAATGATATTAACCAGAGAGCAACAAGACAACAGAGAGAAGCACTACCAACTTTCTCAAGGGCAGCATTTGATAATACATTCTTTATCTACAGGGCTGCACAGGTTAAGAGACATATACCAGGAGCAGATGGACAAGATGGTATTTACCATCTAATTTGTTTGCAGTCCAATGTTTCTCCACCATCATCAGTTGGATTTAATCTTGATAGTAAAGAATTTAATCAAGATGTTATTAATCTCTATCCACAGTTAGATAGAGATAATCTGAACACAAACCCCAAATCATCTACATCATACGCAAATCTACAAATTCTAGGTAGTGTTGTTACAAATGATAAGAGAAATTCAATTACTAGAGAAGCAATTGATTATTTCACTAAGAATAGTTCTGTAGGTATTGCAATTACTTCTGTAATTATTGCACCAAGTCCTAATCATTCTGGTGATACTGTAACTATTGGAACAGAAGTTGAGCACGGACTCAACAAAATTAAAGAAATAACATTTACTAGTGGTGCTGGTTATACACCATCTACTATTTTCTATTCAGTACCATTAAACCCAATATCTTCTAGTGGAGAGGGTGCGACAGCAAAAGTAACTACAAATGCTTCAGGTGAAGTTATTGATGTTTCCTTAGTAGACCCAGGTTCTGCCTATACGACTAACAATACATTAGAAATTCCTGGAGGAACAACTAATTCTATTGTAACAGTTAGCTCAGTAGTTACTAATGCTCAAGTAACAGCAGTCGAAATTCATGGTTACAATGAAGATTCATTCAATGGAGTTTATAAGATTGAATCAGTAAGTGGTCCCAAAACACTTATATTGGATGCACCAACTGGAATTTCAACATATAGAGAAAATACAACTGGTGAAAAGGGTTATGTAATACCATCTAATGATATTGTTGGACTTACTTCTGCATATATGACCAATGCAGAAACAGGAATCACAACAGTTACCGTATCATCTGCTCATGGATTGCTTCCTGGTAATTCTATTAAAATCCTATTTGACTCGGGGTCTCTTCCCAGTGGAGATTATGTTGTTAATGACGTAGTTGGACTAACAACATTTACATATGTATCTACTGGTTCAACTTCCTATCTAGATTCTTCTAGTGGTTCAATCTTAAGAAAGACACTTGCACCTAATGCTCTTAATCTTGGTTCTGGTGAAGAAAATCTAGGTTCCCGTGCAAGTGTATTTTATGATGGACTGACTGCAACAACAAACGTACAGTTCGATACTACAAGTTCAACAATTAGTTTCTCAAATCCTGAAGGAGTAAAAAGAGGAGACTTCTTAGATATAAGAGGTGAAATTGTTAGAGTTGCAAGTACATCTAACCCATTTGATGTTATTCGTGGTCAACTTGGAACTGTAAAAACAAGTGCTCAATCTGGATCTAAGGTAAGAAGGATTAAGATTCTACCTATTGAGGTAAGAAGACCATCATTCATGAGAGCATCTGGACATACTTTTGAGTATCTAGGTTTCGGTCCTGGTAACTACTCAACTGGTATGCCACAAAAACAGGATAGAATCCTTAGTGAAACTGAGGTAATTGTTTCTCAGTCTAAGGAACAAAGAGGTGGTCAGGTTGTTTACACAGGTATGAATGACCTGGGTGAATTCTTCTCTGGTAGTAAGAAACTAAGTTCTGCAACTGGTGAAGAAACAGTTATTGACGCACCAATTCTTACCTATACTGGTGATGACTCACAGGGTGAATCCAGTGCAGTTTCTAGTGGTATCTTCGATGAACTACTTGTAAGACAAAGATTAACTGTTGAAGGTGGTGAGAATAATAACCAGTCTTCACAGTTCTATGGTCCTGTTAACTTTACTCAGAAAGTTACTAACTTATCTGAATATGGCATAGAAACCAAAGACTTATTCATCAAGGGTACTGCTGCACAGTCTAAACTAATAACAGTTGGTATTTCGACTCCAACTTCAACTACTGTCAAATCACCAAGAGTTGGTGATATTCAACTATTATCAAACCCATCCGATGGTTATATTGGACATGTAAGGGTTGATAATGAATGGAAGTCTTTTGGATTAATTAGCAGAACTGCAGATGAATTAGATGTAAGAGTTGATAAACTTCATGTCAATACTACTTCAACTAGTAATTTTGATTTTGATGTTGATGGAAACTCTAGAGTTGAAAACTTAGTTGTCTCTGGTTCAATCGTATTCCAGCAACCACAGAGTCTTGGTAATGCAACATTTGAAGACATCATTGTAAATAGAACTGCTAGATTCACATTGATTGGTTTAGACCCAGTTACGGGTCTTTCAACAAACTATAATATGATTATGAGTGGGGGCATCTCCCAGCTGAACGACCTTGATGTAACGGGAATCTCTACATTTGCTGGAAGAGCAGACTTTGAATCTAATATATTTGGTATTGGTGCTAAGTTTGGTAATATCAGAATTGGTATTACCGATGATAACACAATTGATACAACAGCAGGTGATATTGTTCTAAACTCTGACAATGGAACTACTAATATTGTTGACAATCTAATTGTTAACGGTGATAAAATTGAACTTGCTAAGGGAGATGGAGTTTCTCTTGGTGGAACTATCACATCAAGAAATGATGCTAGGGTATTCCAACTTGGCATGGGTAGTACTGATGGTGAATCTAAGATTGTTCTACACTCAAATGATACAACATCTGGACTTTCCAAAGAAGGAATTACAGCACCAGAAGGTTCTCTTACCATTCATAGAACTGCTGATAATGAAACTACTAGTACTGTTGGTGATTCTCTAATTACACACCAAGGTGCATCTGATTTAGTTGTTTCTGGTGCAAGTTCTGGAAGTAGAATTATTTTAAAGACTGATAATACAGAACGTGTAAATGTTGGTACATCAGGAACAATAACTTTCTCAAATACAAATAATGGAACTGCTCTACAGGGACACCATGTAAGTCTTGTTCAGTCTGGTGATGGTGATTCTGCACTATCTTGGGTACATGATAAGAACAATATTAACCAGAGATGGTATGCTGGTATTGACGCAAGTGATAACTATGCTTGGAAACTTGCACATCCAGACCCAACACTAGCATTTAATTCTGAAGATTGGAATAACTCTCAGGAAACCAAACTAACTGTTGATGCTAATGGCGATACAGTTGTTGGTGGTGGTTTAACTATTGGTGGTGCATTCCTAAATTCTTCAGCATCTGTCGTAACACTCTTTAGGACACCTGTTCAAGCAACTGTACTTAATTCTGCACATACAATTAATATCGGAAGTAATTCCAATACGTCATTTGTAAACATCAGAGGAACTAAGGAAGCAAATAGTACAACTACTGGTGCATTAACTGTTGGTGGTGGTGCTGGTATTGGTGGAAACCTATATGTTGGTGGTCATATGAATGACACAGACATTCAGGGAACTCTAGATGTAACTGGAAATGTTACTGTTGGAGGGAATGAGCTTTCTATTAATGCTTCAAATGGTGATATAACAACTCAAGGAAGAGGATCATTTGGTAGTGATTGTACTATTACTGGTTACCTTGATGTATCTAGTTACATTGAGGCTGATGGAAATGGTATTTTTGGTGGTAATGTTTCTGCTGCTAAACTTATTAAGAATAACCCAGGAGCAGGAAGCAACTTCTTAAGAGCAAATGGTGAAGATTCTAAATTAACCGACCAAGACTATATTAATTCTCTTGGATTTGTTCCTGGTCAACCAGTTACTTTGAGTGCATACCCAATTGGTAACTCTATTCTTCTTAAATCTATTGATAGTCAATTTAATGGAAGTAAGCGGGAGTTTAACCTCAAAGCACCAGATGATACGAATTTCATACCAATTGGTCCTGTAAACTTACTTGTTTCACTTGGTGGTGTTATCCAAGAAGCAGGTAGAGCCTATAATATCAAACAGTCAGGTGGTACATATACAAATGTAATTAGATTCACTGATCCACCTCCATCAGGAATGGATTGCTACATTATTGCACTTGGTGGACAAGGTTCCTTAACTGCAAACCCAGAGTGGACGAAAAAGGGTCAACTCTTGGTAGGCAAGGGCGCCAATCAAGCAAATTTACTTCCTGTTGGTTCTAATGACAAAGTTTTAACAGCAGATTCATCTACTGCACTTGGAGTGGCATGGAAGGATATTCCACCTGGTGTTGTTACTGGTGCTATTTTTTACTGGCCAAGTACAACTATTCCTGCTGGTTATCAAAAATGTGATGGTTCTGCTGCAAAAACACAAGAACTGAGAAACATTGTTGGAAATAATGTTCCAAACATGATTAACAGGTTTGTTCTCAGTGGAAACAGTGTTGGAGGAACTGGGGGTAAGTGGCAGCATAAACTTGAACAAGATGAAATACCATACCACCGTCATACAATTACTGAAGAGGGAGACCATAACCATACCAAAGGAAAGTATAAAGCTGGTCGATCTATTGCTGTATCGCATGACGGTCACACGCACCCTGGTTCTGTTGTATCTGGTGAGGGTGGACACGACCACACTATTAGTAAGGGTGGAAAGCACTCTCATGGTTATGATGACCCTGGACATGACCACGCATACTCAGAAACAGCATTTAGTTCAAACCGTAAACTAGATGGTCAAGGAGAGAAAGCATATAAACTTTCCAAAGATGGTTCTAGAACAGGTAAAGATGGAGTTGGAATTAAAATCAAGGCTGAAAACACTGGTCACGATCACAATATAGAGGCTAATACTGGCAAGCACGGACATAAGGTTTCTGTTGACAAAGGTGGTGGCCATGACCATGACGTTACTATTCAACCTCATGGAAAGCACAGTCATGGTGGGAACACTGGGTATTTTGGCAGAAATACCAACGATATTGTACCAATCCCTATTGTACCTCAATACATCTACTTAATTCCTATTATCAAAACTTAATTTTATAATTTTTTATTATGGATAGTATACAAACTCAAATGTTTCTCCCGTCACAAGTTGTTTCGGGAGATATTGAAAATTTCTCAAAACAAAGTCATCTGTTAATAGATTGGATTTACAATTACAGGGATAGATTTCCAAGAAGTGCAGAAATAAGCAATGAAAATGGATGGCAAAGTTATGATAAAAAGTTTTATAGAACAGAAGAAACTTTTGAACCATGGTTAAAACTATTAGTTCAAGAAATTGCAGATTTAGTTGATTCTTATCGTCTCAATTGTGCGATTGACTTGACTTCTTTATGGTTTAATATCAATAGTCAATATTCTTACAATGTAAAGCATTCACATCCTGGTGCTCTACTATCTGGAGTTTTGTGGGTAAAAGTTCCAAAAGATTCTGGTAAATTTCATTTTGTTTTACCCGATTCTTACTTCCAACCTGAATTGATAGAAAACACAGAAGAGTCTTATGCTAATGAAATGAATTTATTTGGAACTTATCCAGTAGATGATAGAGAGGGTAGGTTGATGATATTCCCTTCTAATATGCCACATCGAGTAACGATGAATAAATCTACTGAAGATAGAATATCCATATCTTTTAATCTAATTGCAAAATGATAAATAATCAAAACACAATAAGTTATGGCAAGAACAGAAATTGAAATAATTAAGGATGGAAAGGTTGTAGAAAACGACCTGGACACTGGTTGTGTTTCCGCAGATAAATTAGCAACTGATGCGGTTCTTACTGCAAAAATCAAAAATAAGCAAGTTACTCAAGAAAAACTAGCTGATGATATTTCCTTCTTTCCCACAGGGGGTATTATTATGTGGTCTGGTCAAGCATCAACTATTCCAGGTGGTTGGAAATTGTGTGATGGCAATAATGGAACACCAGACTTAAGAGGTAGATTTATTGTTGGTGCTAGTGCAAGTGGTGGATACGATCCTGGTGCAACGGGAGGTTCAAACGAAGTAACTTTAACAGAAGCACAACTTGCCACACATAAACATGATATAACATCTAACGGAGCCCACGGACATACTACTGGTGGTAGTTCGTCAACTGATAGTGCTGGAGCTCATTCTCATGGTGGTGGGACATCACGTCAAGATAGAAACCATACTCATAGTGGTTCAACTACTGAAAATGGATATCATCATCATCCCCCTGTTACTCAAGTTGGTTTTGATAATGAAGGTAATGGTAATCCACTAAGAATTCTTGCTGAAGATGGTCCTCCATGGGCTGGAACAGTATGGGATTCTGGTGGTGGATCACATGGACACCAATTTACAACTGCTGGTATTAGTAACGACCACGCTCATACTATTACTACTGATAATCATTCCGGCCATTCACATCCTGTTAGTCTATCAATCGCAGAAAATGGTGCTCACCAACATCCATGTGAAAATGTAGGGAGTAGTCAACCACATGAAAATAGACCACCATATTATGCTTTAGCATTCATCATGAAAGTGGCATAAATACAAACGTAATCATTCGATATCATTCAAAAACATGGAAGCGACTAAGATGAGAGAAACTCTCACATTGAGAGCAACAGAAATTCGTGATGAACTTCTGGAACTAGAAAAGACATTCAATCAAAAGAAAGAACAGTTTCTTAAACTCACTGGTGCTTTAGAAGCTCTTGATCAATTAGATGCAGATGTCCCATCAACGGCAACAGAGTGATTGTAAAGCAATCCTCTAGGTCATGTCAATGTTGACAAACGGATTATCTAGTGGTATTCTAATTAAGTCTTGAGATGTTCTTTGCGTCTTTGAGAACTCAAGACCCGTCTTTGGTGATGGACGGTTTTTTACATAAACTGAGGAGGGGTTGGTGTCCCTCCTCTTTTTTTGTGCCAATTTTAAAGGTGTCTACCAAACCACCCACGCACCACCAAATGCCCTATACTACTAAGGTATTCAACGGACAGACCCGATGGCAGTTAATCTTGAAGTCAAAGGTTCCCTGGCAAAGTGCCTGGCAACTGAAAACCTCATCATTGAACATAAGAAAGTTCCTACTGCATCTTTCGATGTTGACCGTCGTGTGCTGACTCTCCCTAACTGGGACCGAGCATCTGCAACTGTCTATGACCTTCTTGTTGGTCATGAAGTCGGTCATGCTTTGTTTACTGACAATGTTGACTGGACTGTTGAATACCCTGATGTTCCCAAAGATTTTGTGAATGTCCTTGAAGATGTTCGTGTCGAACGTCTTATGAAGAAAAAGTTTGCTGGTCTTTCCAGAACTTTTTACAATGGATACAATGAACTGAATGATGAGGACTTCTTCTCTACTCGGGATGAAGACCTTGACAAGTGTTCTTTCATTGACCGTATCAATCTGTATTTCAAGATTGGTGCGTTCCATAACATTGCATTCTCCGATGAAGAGAATGAATTCCTCACCCGTGCATCTCAGACAGAATCTTTTGATGATGTACTGCGTCTGTCCAAGGATGTTACTGACTTTGTAAAAGCAACAAAGCAGGAACCGATGCAATCTCCCCTCCCTCAGCAGGGACAGGGAGAGGAAGGTGAGGATGAGGAGCAGGACTCCCCTGAAACCTCCCCTGAGGGGTCTCAGGCACCCCAGGAGGACGGTCAGCAGGAACCCGTCAAGAACGGCAGCATCCCTGAGGAGAAGCAATCATCTCCTGGTGGTGGTGGCAGTCAACAGCAGGACAATGAACTTGAGTCTAAAACTCAAGATTCTTTTGATGAGCAACTTGAAAGTCTCACTAACAAATACAGAAGTGAGGATACTTATTATGTTGAACTTCCTACCTTTGACCTGGATAAACTGATTATCACTAATGAGTATATTCATAACTACTGCGATAACTGGTATGAAAGTGCCGAAGAAAATCGTTCTTGGGTTGGTGAAGGTACTAAGATTGCCATGCGTCAGTATGCTACCTTCAAAAAATCTGCTCAGAAGGAAGTCAACTACATGGTGAAAGAGTTCGAGTGCCGTAAGTCTGCTGACCAGTATGCTCGTTCCTCCACTGCTCGTACTGGTGTCCTTGATACAGCAAAACTTCACACTTACAAGTACAATGAAGACCTCTTCAAGAAAGTCTCTGTTGTTCCTGATGGCAAGAATCACGGTCTGATTTTCATCATTGACTGGTCTGGTTCTATGTGCAACTTTATCTTGGATGCATATAAGCAACTTTGCAGTCTGATGTGGTTCTGTAAGAAAGTGAATATTCCTTTCGAGGTGTATGCTTTCACTCTTGAACCTTCTGCTTACATTGAGACACAACCTAACCACCCAGATACTTACAATCGAAAAGAAGGATTGTTGGTTCCCGAATCATCTTTCCGTCTTCTCAATCTGTTTACCAGCAAGGTAAACAATCCTACTCTGGAAAAGCAGATGGGTACTGTTTGGAAGACTGTTTACAGTCACCAATATCGTCAGTATGAGTCACCCAACATTCTGGATTTGTCTGGAACTCCTCTGGGAGAAACTATCATGGCTCTCCATCAGGTGATTCCTGCATTCCAATCTGCTAACAAACTTCAGAAGGTGAATTGTGTCTTCCTTACTGATGGTGAAGGTTATCAAAATGCCATCACTGTCAAGAAGAAAAGGTTCTATGATGATGAAGAAATCATTGGAACTACTCGTAAACCGCACGTTGCTATCCGCAATCGTAAACTTGGACGTGTTTATCCTGAATTTGATTGGAATCATTTCCCAATGTATTCCAAGATTCTTTTGAACACTGTTCGTGATGCATTCCCTTCAGTGAATCTCATCAACTTCCGTATCACTCCTGCCCGTGAGTTTTCTAACTGCTGGCACTGGTACGGTAACGGTTCCTCCGACCTGTATGAGAAACTGAAAATGGTTTATCGTAAGCAACAGTGTGTGCAATTTGATGACACTGGTTATGACCAGTTCAATGTCCTTGCTGCATCCGCACTTAACCAAGATGATGAATTCATCGTCAAGGAAAATGCGACCAAGGCACAAATCAAAAAGAGTTTCACTAAGATGCTCGGAAGCAAGAAAACTAACAAAAAGATTCTTGGTTCCTTCATCGAACTCATTGCCTGACCACCTGGGAGGGTGTCCACTCGGACCCCTCCACCCCCCTCAGACCTGCTACAATTACTAGGTAATCAACAGAGAACACATGACTGACCAAGCACTTGCTCTTCTTAAAGAAAAGTATGGCACTGAGTTCGGTGCTAATGCTGTGAAAGAAGTTGCTAAGGAATTGAATACTTCTTATGCTACTCTCTCTAAGTATCTGAACCAGTACAAGGTTGGTCGTGGTAAGTGGTCCCTGGAGCAAACTGTCCAGGAATTGGAAGAAACTCTTGCCTCCTCTGTTCCAACAATGACTTCTGTAGAGCAAAACCTTATCCCTCAGAAAGATGATTCCTTCGTCCAGTTTGGTAACTTCAGTGATATTAAAAAGGTTATTGCATCCCGCATGTTCTATCCTACGTTCATTACGGGACTCTCTGGAAACGGTAAAACGTTCGGTGTGGAACAAGCATGTGCCCAACTCGGACGAGAACTGATTCGTGTGAACATTACAATTGAGACCGATGAAGATGACCTTATTGGTGGTTTCCGTCTTGTTGATGGTGAAACCGTCTGGCACAATGGCCCAGTCATTGAGGCCCTGCAACGGGGTGCTGTGTTGCTCCTTGACGAAATCGACCTCGCAAGCAACAAAATTCTCTGTCTTCAATCTATTCTCGAAGGAAAAGGTGTTTTCCTCAAGAAGATTGGCAAGTTCATTGCACCCTCAGAAGGTTTCCAAGTATTCGCAACCGCAAATACAAAGGGCAAAGGTTCCGACGACGGACGATTCATTGGAACTAACGTGCTCAACGAAGCATTCCTTGAACGATTCCCCGTCACCTTTGAGCAGTCTTATCCGACAGTAGCCATTGAGTCTAAAATCTTGACTAAAGTGGCAGAGTCTCTTAACATTCCTATGGTTGGTGAGCACACTGACTTCATTAAGCATCTGTGCGATTGGGCAGACATCATCCGCAAGACCTTCTATGATGGTGGTGTTGATGAGGTTATCTCTACCCGTCGTCTTGTTCACATTATCAAAGCATACTCTATCTTTGGTAAGAAAGACAAAGCAATGAAGGTATGTCTGAATCGTTTCGATGATGAAACCAAAGCAACCTTTGTCGAACTCTATGACAAGATTGATGCTAACTTTGAAGTCCAGGAAGATGCTCAAGTTCCTGCCAACTGATTAGTCTATCGTGTGGGTTTGCAGGTTTTTCTACAAACCCACATATATAGATATGTGTCAAATCCCCCACTACCTTCCACACTCAAATGTCCACGTTACTCTACGAACTAGACGCAGATTCGATTTACGAGCAAATTATTGAGAATTTTGATGAAGTTCATGATGTAGAAGATGATGATGACTATCGTGAAGATAGAATGGAACAGATGATTTCTCGTCACGGATGAAGGAGAGTCATGCAAACAATTATTTCCGAGGAACTAACAAAGCATGATGACCTTGAAGCATTTGCTGAATATCTTGGTATAGATTACGAAGATTTCTATGAAATGCTTGTTTTAGAGAATTTTTATGAGTATGATTACGACGATTTGTCTTAAGAAACATTGCAACTTTGTTGCATCTTGAACACTTTTATCTAAAATACTATGTCTATTTCCGTCATCTATGATATCGATTTAGTCGATGAGAACTATGACGAGGACTTCAAGCAGTTCTATGTCAAAGCAATTGTCGAAGATATGGCACTTGATTATATGGGTGACTATTGGAACCCACCTGAATATGGACCCGCAGTTTGTGAAGCAAACTTTATCCTGGAGAAAGAGGAACTACTCCCACACGACCCAAACAATCTAATCGAGTTCATTGAAGCACTTGAGTTAGATTGGGAAATCGTAAGAGACGACTACTGACTTAACAAATGAAAGACCAAAACACTATTGTCGATACTGAATCCAAACAAGATAAATGGAATCGTGGACTAGATTTGTTTATTGAATCGGTCATGAAACCAGACTCTTCACTACGACAATGTGCTCATAATCAAAAGTGTTACCATGAATTGATGGATGTTAGGAATGACGTTCTCGATTACTTAAAGACACTAAGATGGAACAATTAAACGGTTATTATTACGGTTTACTATTATTCTTTGGAGTTCTATTTTACATAGTAGGAACTCAACCTAACGCAGCAAGATATGTAGTTCTTGTACAAAAATATGCTGAAACAAAGTATAGAATGACTAAGTGGTGGTTAGTAAATAACCCCAGAAATCCAATAGTCAAATACTTTATGTGGAGACGTTCTCTCAAGTTAGCAGAAGAGGTGAGAAAACGTATAGAAGAGAATAATAAATAAATCGGAATGACCTTATTCTTTATTTTTTATCATGCATTACAAACCGTATAGCCCTGAATGGCATAGATATAGGTATTTGAAAGAGGCACTGGACAAGTATCTTGATGATTATGTTGAGAATGACGTAATCATGGATGATATTCTTGATGTGCTGGAGAGTCGTTCTGATTCAGCATATGCTGAATACAACAAAATTACAGAATTAGAATCGAAACTGCGAAGAGGGTAAGGTATGCTGTCTACGAAGTACAGACTCCGTTTAGAATTTATTTGTAAGAAAATTGCAAATAAAGAAGAAGTTCAACTAGAAGATATGATTTGGGCAGAGAAACTTGCCAAATCTCATACCACTGCTAGAGACTGGTTAAACAAAGCACGTCGTCAATCCAACGGGATTGAGGAGGGTAGTATTGACGATTTTATGAATAGGATGGGATTAGGAGACCCCGACCCTTCCAATCATAAAACGGGGTTTGATGGTGCTGATGAAATCGTAGACTGGTTCCAACGTGATAAACCTGATGATTGGAGGCAACGTGACTGACGATATTATTGTTAATATGGATGGTGGTGTCGGTGGTTCATGGAATGGAGATGAAGTGACCAAAATGAATATTGCCAAGAATTTGGTAGAAAAAATTGAAGAACTTTTGGATGGCAAAGCACACTACGTTGAGTGCTGTGACCGTACCACACAACACAACAAAATTGTAATCGAATATAATCACACGAACAAATGATTCAAGCATTAGTTTATGGTAACGGTAGTCAAGAATCTGAAAGAGCAAAGATGGTTCTTGAAGCATGTGGTCAGGAGGTAAGAGAGTTCTTCCTTGGTGTCCACTTTAGTGACAAACAGTTTCGTGATGAGTTTGGTAGTGAAGCAGAATATCCACAAGTTTCTATTGGTTTAGACCATCGTGGCACTTTGAAAGAAACCCTAAAGTACATGAGTGATAACGGAATGTTCTTATGAACTATGATGAGTTTGTAAGTCGTGATATTCAATACTATAAAAGCATGGTTATTTTAGTTGACACCAAGATAAAGTATGGTATGAAGTTCACTGATGAAGAACTCATAATAAAAGATTTAATAATGCAAGTTGAAGAAAATAATAAAATCAACCAATTGAGGAATAAATATGAAAAACTCTGGGAATCAGAGTGACACCCTATGAACTGTCCCTTAGTCCTAGACTAGAGGGCAGTTTTTTGCTATAATGACTGTATGCCCAAGAAAGCAACCCCTGCATCTAAGACAAGTGCAAACAAACGTGCAACTAAATCGACTGCAACAACTTCTAGTGACCCTAAGTCAAAAGGAACTGGAAGAGCAACCTCTGCTGCTAAGAAAGCACCTGCAAAGAAGAAAAGAGCAACTAAAAGAAAGCAACCAAAACCAACTCTAAAGAATCTAAAAGTTTCTGCAGCTGAAGGAAAAAGATTTCCTTGGCCTTCTTTCCCTTACAAGGTTGTTCATAGAGATGGGAAAGATTTGCAGGATATAAAGACCTGCTACTTTGAATGCGAAGAGCATATGAAAAAGTATCTTGTTAGATACGGATTCAAGAAAAACGAATACCACATGTTTACCAATGTCTGAAACAGAAACTACAACCGAACAAACAATTCACCCAAAATTGAAACAATCACTAGGTCCAAACAATACTGTTGAAAAGGACATTCCAGAAGATGTTGTTTGGATTGATGATGCGTTTTATGTCAAGAAAACACGATTCGGTCTTTATACTTCTATCCTAAAGAATCCTCTGGGTGCCAACTTCATTACTGGTGCTACAGAAGATGGTGTTATCACAATGACGAGATGGCATCTGATGTGTATTCAGGACGGTTCTATTGATGATTACACTAGAGTTGTAAACAATGGTATTGTCGGTGGCAAACTCTAACAATAATTTGCCGTTGACATTGGCATTCATTGGAGTTATACTGCTGACACTATCAGTAATTCTTGCTGGGTATTTTCATGGTGACATGCATCTACTCACTACACTGAAAAATGCAAAGGAGTTTTATGACTAAACGAGAATTTACAGGAAAAGGTGGAGAAACCTGGGAATGGGAAGAAACCCCTGAAGTCGTTGCAGCAATCAAAAAACTGCATGAGTCATCTAAAGCAGTTCAAGAAATCAACAGCAAACCTAAGTTCAAAGGGAACTATCAAGGTCCACTTTATGCACCTCATCCTGAGTTAAAAAAACCCAAGAGAATTGTTAATACCCAAAAAGTAGTAATTACAGAAAAGGAAGGTGAAGAATGAATCCAACTAAACCACTAACACCCGAAGAAGTTGCAGATGCAGCAGAACAATTCTTTCCTCTGTTTGATATTGTGCATCGTCAAATGCCAGAAAATTCAAACGTTGAAGATACTTTGAAAGTTATGGAGTCTGTTTGTGGTCTTGCTCATAAACTGAGAATGCAGTCTGATAACGATAAGGCAGGTCCGTTTGGTTTTAATAAAAAGGTAGAAACCGATGAAGATTCTTCATCTAACGAAGAAACCTGATTCCTATGATTTCAGAGAATACATCTATGTATGGGATAATTTCCTATCAGATGAATTCTCTGATTTTTTGGATGAAGAGATTTATATGCATACCAACTGGAGATACTGTAACTGCGTAGATACTCCAGAATGTTCTCATACAATATGGGGTAGAACTTATAAAGATTGGAGACCAGAGTATATAAATGACCTAACTGAAGTTCTTGAAAGTAAAACTGGTATTCTAATTCCATCTCCAGAATACGTTGGATTGAATGGGCAAACAATGGGAATGAATGCTTGTTTACATCAAGACTGTGCTTCATTAGAAGCAAACAAAACAGCATCATTTCTTTATTACATTGGTACAGATGATGCAGATGGAGACTTAATCATTTACAATAATGAGAGAGAACCTATTGAAAGAATTGAGTTTGTAAAAAACAGAATGGTTCTTTTTGATGGAAGCATTCCACACTCTGCTGATGGACCAACGAGTATGACATTACGAATGTCATTAGTGTATAGAGGTTACTATGAAAACAATAACGGGAATGCGAGTAGTAGGTAGCATTGGTGTTATCGTTGCTTACTTTGTAATTCTCCATGTAAATATTCTAGCAGGTGTAATAATTAATTTTATTGCTGACCTGATTTCAATTCCATACTTTGTAAAAACAAAAGCATGGGATGTTGTACTAATGCTATCTTTCCTTCTTGCTATTAGCATGAGCAAGTTAATGACATGAATGCAAACACCTTAAGAATTGTAGGAAGTGCCAGTCTTTTGATTGGATACTTCCTTCTTTTGTATTTGGATGTTAGGATTGGATGTACGTTCCGACTGGTTGGTGGTTGCATGATGATTCCATTTGCAGTTTCAATCAAGACTTGGGATGTAGTAGGACTACAATCATTCTTTGCAGTGATTGACGCAACAAAAATTATTCAACTATCAATATGACAGACTGGTTAGAACTATACGAAGCACTTCCAGGTGAAGAACTAGATAAAATTGCAGTTCTTCGGGTTATGGAATGTACCAACGGTATTATTCAGTATGCACACCGAGATGATGCTGATTATAAACTTTCCATTGAAGAAACCCGAAAGGCAATGAACTTCAGTATGGGAAGCATCAAGAGGATGACAATCGAACTCACTGATGAAACCATTACCTTTGAACCTGAGACAGAAATTCTGATGCGTAAAGCACGGGAACTCTACATCAGTGGTGCTAAGAAAGGAAATGATGAGGACTACTCTGAGTTTCTGGCAATCTCTGCTGCTACAGCAAGAGCATGTGGTTTGGAGAGACTTGTGCAAGCTGTTAAGACTCTCAAAGAAAAGCAGACCGAAATCCCCTCTCGGTGTATAGTATGGGGACTAGAATACCTTCTTCAATTTTTTGACGATGAACATATTCGTGACTTCTTCGGATCCAAAGGACTCAGCGACTTATCTTCCTGACAAACATATTGTCAAGATGCCGTTGGAGTGTTGCCAAATGCTTGCGGTCATTGCGTCGGACAGGTGGGGGCATGGGTACGGCACCCTCCCTAAGGCAGACGGAACCCCCTACAGGACCGAGAAGGGGGCATTCAGGAACCATCCCTGCACTGCCTGGGCACGGGACACCGTGGACAATGCCTGGTGGATGCTGATGTGGGGTCTGCACCTCTGCGATGAGTACAAGCATAGATATAACAAGACTCACTCTTGTTACAATACTTTACTTCATGCTCAAAATATCTTCCCAAATGGTAATATAACTAAAGTAACTCCCTTTGCACGGGCAATGCCTGATGAATATAAATTTGACTCAAGCATTGATACTTTTACTGCTTACAAGAATTACATTAGCAGCAAACCTTGGGTTGCATCTAATTATCTTCGTGACCCATCCAGAAAACCAGATTGGGTAAATTAATGCGTAACTTAATACGAGAGTTCTTTAAACCATCAGAGGATAAAATTTTGGCAAATCAGAATGCTTTTTACCTTGCAGACAAGGTAATTGAACTTCAAGAACAAGTTGCATTATTAAAAGAGGAGAATTCTTCATTGCGAGAAGAATTGTCAGAAGTTGAACGCAAACTTAACGCCATACAACCTGTGGTGTATAATATAACAAGTAGAGAGGACCTCTCAAATTATACCTTAGGAGACAAATGAAAATCTTTTTAGATACTGCCGATGTTGACCTGATTCAGGAGGCATACTCCACAGGTCTAATCAATGGTGTTACCACCAACCCTACAATCATCAAAAGAAGTGGCAGAGACTTCGTTGAAGTAATTAAAGAGATTCAGAGTAAGTTTCCTAACCTTGAATCTATTTCTGCTGAAGTAGTTGCTGATACTGCTGAAGAAATGATTGACCAGGCAAACCAATTCCAAGGAATGTGGAATGTTACAATCAAAGTTCCTTGCACTGTTGAAGGTCTGAAGGCATGTACTGCACTTGCAGTAAATGGATACAAAGTTAATGTAACTCTTGTATTCTCTGTTGCTCAGGCAATTCTTGCAGAGAAAGCAGGTGCTACTTATATCTCACCTTTTGTTGGTCGTTGGGAAGATAATTCTGTAGATGGTCTTGGTCTAATCAAGAACATCCGTGAAGTTTACACTGGTGATAACCGATTCACCACAACTCAAATCCTTGGTGCATCTGTTCGTGATGTTCGTCAAGTTGAGCAGTGTGCTCTGTTTGGTGCAGATGTTGTGACTATTCCACCTCTTGTCTTCTGGTCCATGTATAAGAATGTAATGACTGAAAAGGGTCTGGCAACATTCCAAAAGGATTGGGAAGACGCAAATGGAATCTGATAATGAAAACGTCCCTTATGTTGAACTTGAACTAGACATTAGGGACGTTCGTGCTATATTTCAATCTATATCTGGAACGTTAGATACGTTTGCGGATAATAAAGATGAACCAGAAGAATATGAAACTCGTTTGGTTGCATTAGAGGATTTTCTGAGACGAGTTATCTTAGAATATAATTTCAAGGTGGAATCTACTGAGGAGTAAACTAATGTATGAAGAACTAAATTGTTTTGAAGAAGCACTAAAACACTTTGGAACTCGTGTTGAAGTCATTTGTGCTATGGAACTTGGTGGTAGAATTACTGCTGAAGATGCCTATCAAATGGTTAAAGATGAGTTGAAGGAAGTTAAAAAGTGTAGAAAACAATATAAAAAGGAAGGTATCTGTGGAAACGAATGAAGACTCTTTGAAGATTCATCAAAATGAAGATGGGTCTTTTGCTATTGAGTGGGATAAAAATGACCCACGATGGAATTTCATGAACGGATTGACAAGTCAAGAAATTACTGATATCGTAGTGAAAGCAATTAAGGAGCAACTTGATGGCGACGGTTAGTGCGGATGGTTATTCTGTGAATATCAACATGGAACACGGTGAATTTCAAAAATTGGGTGAAATGAGCACACTTAATGATAAGTGGATTTATGAGTCCCCAGATGGGGGTAAGACAATCTATCGTCGTAAAGTTGGTTCCTCGCATGAAAGTCGTGAACTTTATGTTCAGGGAAAGTCTGAACATTATTATGATTATGACCGTAATGGGAATACTGAGAATCCATTTACTCCTAGACCTATCTCCAGTGAAATTGAAACTACATGGGCAGAGATGGATGCAATGGAACCTCTAACTCCCACTCCTCTTAGTACACCCAAAAAAGTATGGATTGCTGAGATGGATACTGATGTGACTGTAAAAGTTCCTAGAGAAGCACTCAAGTCTCTTAATTGGAAAGAGGGTGATTCACTTCAATGGTCTACTAATTCTGATGGTTCTTTGAGTTTGAGAAAACCTTATTCAGTATGAATGACAATTTAACAGAGAATAACTATATTATTATTCCTAATTTTATATCATATTCAAGAGCAAAAAGTTTAGCAAAACAATTTAATATCTATTGTGCGGAAAATAATGTAGACAGTGATTTACAAGTACAAAATTGTTCTGCAAAATATGACTTTATACCATTTGTTGAACTTTTGGTAGAAAAAAATGTAGAAGTTAGTCAGTTAGTGGGAGAGCACGTTCTACCAACATATTCTTACGCTAGAAATTATAGAAATGGTAACGTACTTGCTGGGCATGTAGATAAACCTGGATGTGATATTTCACTAACCGTAAACTTAGAGTGTGATAAAGTATGGGATATATGGATTGATACACCACATGGTAGAGAATATGTTTCTCTAAACTCAGGTGATGCTATGTTATACCTTGGTATGAAAGCACAACATGGTAGGGAACCATTTGATGGAAAATCATGCACTCAAGTATTTTTGCATTATGTAAGAAGCAATGGACCTTATTTTAGATGTTACTTTGATAAGGACTATGCAAAATCTAATGATGAAATTAAAACCAATTCAATTGTCTCTGAGATTGATTCTAAAATAAGTAAAAGTCCTATTGTTGATTATATCAGAGTCTATGAAGGAGTATTCACATCAGAAGAGTGTAAAACTATTTTGAATGAATATAAGAATGATAGTGGATGGGAAACTAGTAAAGTTGGTTTCAATGGCACAGAGGATAGTGATTATCGCAAATGTGATATACTGAATATCTCAAACCAAAAGGTTATAGAAAAAAATCAAAGTGTAAGACTGGGCATTGATAATTTAATTCACAGAAAAGCAATTGGTGTTGCACAAAAATATGTCACAGAATTTCCATCATGCTGCTTAAGAACTGACAGTGGATATGATTTACTAAGATATAAGACTGGGGGATTTTTTAAGCAACATACTGACAGTTATCTGGAACAACCAAGAGCATTGGCAATGTCTATAAATCTAAATGATGACTATGAAGGTGGCAGTCTGGCATTCTTTGATGAAGAGGTAACTATTAAGGGTGGACTTGGGTCTGTAATCATATTCCCTGCCAATTACATGTATCCACATCAAATTATGGAAGTAACCAAAGGGACAAGATATGCTATTGTCACTTGGTTGAGTTAATGATATAATCTGTAAAACAAGATAATTATGGCACTATCTAAATCGGTTGAAAATGCACTTAAAGATGCGGAGAACTCTTTGAGAGATGCTCTTGCATTTGCAGCAAGAGCAGAGAAACCATATATTGCAAAACACATTGCTGATATGGTTCATCAGATTGATACTCTCGTTAGTACTGATGCTCTTATAGATAAATTGGAAAACAGAAATCCTGGTGACAAAGGAATGTGGGGTCCAATGGTTGACTTTGAGTAGTGTAAAGCAATCCCAAAGACAATCTAAAGAACGACCCGTTTCTCCCCGACTTGTGTTAGGATACTTACACACAAACAGAGGAAACTATGACTCTACCCAAAGACAAGCAAATCAAACAAGACCATATTGAGTCTATGAAAATTGCGGTAGAGCAATATGATATTCGTGCAATTCATCCCGAAAGAATGGAAGAGTTTGCTGAGTACCTTGTGCAAAAACTAAAAGAACAAAATACAACTGTGGAACCTGTACAACCCAAACCTTGGAGAAACGGAAATCCACTATCTGAATAAAATAGAAAAATGACTACTTGCATCCTTGAACTACAGAATCAAATTCTAAGACTAGAAGAAAGAGTTTTATCTCTTGAAGAAGAGTCTGTTATTCTACAATTACAATACGACCTTCAGAAAGACGTTCTGGATGCAGCATTTGACCTCTGACTAAATAGTCAGAGGTATTTTTGTATCTGATGCTTGACGAAGCAAGGAAAAGAGAAAAACTTGCTAACATGGCATTGTTGGCATCTCTTGGGTTGACTGCTGCTCAAAGTCAAAAAGACTTCTTGAGAACAGGTCACATTGAAGGTCCAGGTTCTGCTTTAATGCAGAGATTTGGGCAGAAGAGACGTGAGGCAGAAAGAAACCTAGACCACGGTGCTATTTCTCAAGCAGCAAGAAACATCAAAGATAGTGGAGCAAGGAACAAGAAAGTGAAACAGCAAAAGAAATCACTCAAAGAGTTCATGCATCTTTCTGAGATGCGTAAGGAAGATAAGGTAAAGGGTAAGGGTAGAACTCCGTTATATAAAACTACTACTAAAAAACGTATTGAACCAGATGAAACTGGTCATCTAAAAGTAAGAAGAATTAATAGAACAGTATTAGATTCCCCTGCTGACATGGGTAGATTCAAGCAGGGAATGAAAGACCCAACAGCACTTGGACCTGGCATTGATTCTGGTGGTGGTAGACATCCACATGGTGGTGGAGGTTCTGGTGCTAAGAAACCAGGAATTTTGAGAGGTAAGAAGAGAGTTCCTGGTGAAAAGAAACCAAGAAATAAAATGGTGGATGGTCCTGCACCAGCAGAAAAGGTTGCAAATAGAAGAGCAGCAAAGAAAGCTCAAGATAGAATGAATCGTGGACGTAGAGCATTTGAGGGATTCTCTAATTGGAGAGATGATTACTCACCACTAGAAGTTGAGTCATTTGATTTAATTACTAACAAACCTCTACAACCAACAGAGGGCATTGGAAGTAAAATTCTCGATGAAAAGTGCTGGCCTGGATATGAAAAGAAAGGCATGAAAACAATGTTTGGTAAGAGGTATCCAAACTGCGTAAAAAAGAAAACAAGAAAGGAAGAGGTTGAACTTACTGAAAGAGCACCACTTACCCCACCACCCCCAGTACCATCTTCTAGTTCTTCTAGTGGTAAGGCAACACTGTCTTCTTTCGGTCACGGTCGTCAATATGGTTCTTCATCAAGTAATACATCAAGACCTGCATCAAGACCTGCATCAAGACCTGCACCACGTCGTGCTCCACTTACCCCACCACCTCCAGTACCTAAACCAAAGTCTACAGGGGGTGTAGGAACTACTGATGATAACAAGAATGCAACAAGCATAAAGGTACAACCATATCAAGCTAAAAAAGGTGATAGTTACGATAGGGAGCAACTTCAGCAACTTAAGGATACGAAGTGGTATCCAGATGGTCAGAAGCGTAAACCTAAATCTCGTGATGTGTATATAAAGAGAACTCCTGGAGATGGATTACCTCCAGTCAAAATTGATAAAGCAGGGCAACCCGTTCCAGGACAATATGGTGTAGTGGGGTATAATGAAGAAGTTGAACTTGATGAGGTGACTCGTAGAGAAATCTCTCTTACTGGTGATGAAGATAAGAAGTTCAAATCACTTTTAGATAAAGCAAGGCAGTCAAAGAAGAAACCAGACTCTAATTATAAAAAGGAAGGTGGTCCTGTAAGATTATCTTACTTTGAACGCAAGAAAAAGTTCTTCAATAAAGAAGAATTAGAACTTGAAGAAGCAAAGGAAGCAAAGTCTTGTCCTTCTGGTAAGTATTGGTGCTACGACTCAAAAAAGTGTAAGACCATCCCTACGGGATGGTATGTAGGACGTGGTGGATACCTTGAGAAAGAGGAAGAAACAAAGAAAAAGAATGGCAATGGTAATGGAAATGGTGACCATGGTAGTAATGGTGGAAGTGATGGTGGCGGGAGCAATGGAGGTGGCAACGGAGGAGGTGGAGAATGACTAGAAAGTTTCTCCATGAAATGCTAGACGAGGCAAGAAGTAAAGACCAGCAAATCAAAGGTCAGCAGGCAATGCTCGACCAAAAGATTAAAGCAGAGTATGATTCTATAACTAAAGACATTCCTCGGAAAAAGAAAAAAGTAACTACAGGAACTGGTGCTTCACCATATCAGGTTTATAAAGCACCTCCTGCTGGTAACTATGTTCCTGCACCAAAGAGAGTTTCTGAAGACTATAAGAATCTTCCTAGAGATAGAATGGCAAAACAATATGACAGGAAGAAAGATAAGAACTATGATGAGTTCCATAAGCAAAATCCTATGGGCATAGGACCAAGGGTTTCCAGAGGAAAGAGTGACACTCAGATTGACCAACATGGCAATAGTAAAGAAACTAAGGCAATTAGTGGACAATTAAAGAACAATCCTAGATTCTATGATTCTAGTCATGAACAATGGCAGAGAATGCAATCCAAGTTCAAGAGTAAAAAGAACTCTGATGCTACTGGTGAAGTAGCAAGAAGATTAAATCCTAAATCTTATGGTGAAGAATATAAAAATTTTCCTTCCGATAAAGTAGAGAGAAAACTTAAAAAGGTTGTGGATTCTATTGAGAAGAATCCAAAAGACCTCGGTTTTAAAAATACTCTTAAGAAGAGGAGAATTGGCAATCTAAAAGCAGAACTTTCTACTGACGAAAGGGAAAGAGAATCTCAATCTAAGTTCATAAGTAAAATAAATAAAAGAAAAGAAAGCAGACAATGAAACCTACTCCAAGAGAAGCAAAAGTAATCCACGAGCACTACGAGAAGGTAGTTGAGCATCTCCTAGCAGAAGGATATGCAGAAGATAAAGAAGCAGCAGATAAGATTATCGAGGGAATGAGTGCTGCATGGTATAGTCTAATTGTAGACTGAGGACGGTCTGGTAACTGTCCACAGACGTTGCCAGAGACCCCAACCCATGCTATGATTACTAGGTAATCGAGAGAGGAACGACCAATGCATTTCGTTGAGTTTACTCAATCTTCCGCAATCGCAAAGGTTGCGTTTGACCATGATAATGGTGAAATTGGTGTTGCTTTTACTGCTGACCCCGACAAGTTTTACTTCTTTGAGTGTGACGATACGGATGGGTTTGTGACTAAACTTGAAGAGACAGTGAACAAAAACGAATCACTGGGACGGTTTATCTCCGAATTACGGAAAGACGGAACTCTAGTTTCCGTCTGACCTAAACGGGACTGTCGCATATTGGTTAATGCTCACTGCTTATAACGGTGTAAACTGGGTTCAATTCCCAGCAGTCCTACTGAGGAACTTGAGACGTTCCCGACCAAAGGTGCCCAGCGGTTCGGATATACCGAAACCCTGTAGTTGGGAATCAGCCCCCTTTGGATATTTGCGGAGGACCTGCATCTTACTCCGTTACAAACTGTCAGTATGTTGGGTCTAGTGCCCCATAGCAAGCATACGGATAAGTGTAATGTATGGGAGTGTGGCGGAATCGGTAGACGCACCAGACTTAAAATCTGTTGGGAGTAATCCCGTGGGGGTTCAAGTCCCCCCACTCCTACTATTTCATTTTATTATGATTACAACTGAACAATTCAAAGAAATCTGCGAGACTCAAGTTGATTGGAATAAAGTCTTTGGCACTTTCCGAGATGTTTCTGAAGACCCTGGACTGAAGAGTAACTCTGATAACTTCTTCCGTTCAAAAGCATTTGAACTTGCTGTTTGTTGCTGTTCCCCATTCAAATATGTGGATGAGGATGGTGTAGACTTTCACATGGAATATAATGGTGAAACTATTCGCATCGAACAGAAGGCACTGAAGGGTTTCTTTTATGGGAATGGTAAGTGTAAACAAGTTAAGATGAAAAACTATCGGGGTGATGTCAGTGAGGCAACATTCAACCGATACAAAACAGAAAACAAATTTGACTTCGTGATGATTGTTGATTACAAGAATCATAAAGTTGCCATCGCATCAAGAGAGACAGCACAGAAGTGTTATGTCAGTAAAGGTGATGGAGTGTTCTCCATGTTCACACCAAGTGATATGACTATTTTGAATCTAGACTTAGATTACTTTTCTTTTCCATCTTCTCAAATTCGTCTATCTGATGTGATAAATGATACTATAGTTAATTGGATTAGAGAAAGATGATTAACCTATTCAAACTAAGCATTGCTAGAGGACGTTGGGGTGCTCTGAGCAGAGTAGATAAAGAATTGGTAAGAAATGCTTCCTTTGGCAAATTGATGGGAGCATGTTATATTAGAAGTAGTAGATTATCTTCCTGGAGTTGTAATACCTTAGAATGAAACAATTTCCACTTAAAACATGTCTGCGGTATCCAGGTGGCAAGAGTAAAGCACTGAAAACTCTTGCTCCCTGGTTTCCTAGTGACTTCAAAGAGTTTCGTGAACCATTTCTAGGTGGGGGTAGTATCTCCCTGCTCATCAGTCAGAACTATACGAGTTGCCCTATCTGGGTGAATGACAAGTATTTTTATTTGTATAATTTCTGGGTTCAACTTCGGGATAATGGTCTTGTATTAACAGAGAAACTGAGAAACATCAAACAAGAAGCTCTTGGTGATGATGAAGCACATAAAGAACTGTTCAAAAGGTATCAGAGTGACATTGAAACTCTGGAACCCATTGAGCAGGCAGTTGCTTTCTTCGTGATGAATAAGTGTTCTTATTCTGGTTTGACTGAGAACTCCACTTTCTCTGTTCAGGCATCACGTTCTAACTTCTCTCTTGTTGGTATTGATAAACTGCCAAAGTATTCTTATATTATTAGAAACTGGAAGATTACTAACATTGACTATGCTGAAGTAATGAATGCTCCAGGTGAAGATGCTTTTGTATTCCTCGACCCTCCTTACGACATTAAAGACTTTCTTTATGGTACTGGTCGTAAACTTCATAGTTCTTTCAGTCATGAAAGGTTTGCTGATGATGTGGACTCGTGCCCGCATCGGTTCATGATTACATATAACGTGAATGACTGGTTGTTGAACCGTTACAAGGAGTATAATCTCAATGAATGGAAACTCCGTTATTCAATGGTACACAGGGGTCAGAAGGGCACACAGGACAATGTGAAGACTGAATTGCTGGTTACTAACTATGACCTGCCTGAGGTTGAAGTATAAATATACTTACGACCTGCTGAACGATAATGAACCTCAACGACATTAACAATTTAACTAATAATATTCTTTCTGAGTCAACACACCAGAAAGATGATTTCTTGAATCGTTGGCCTTACACTTCACCATATTTGGAAGAGAAGAAGAGTTACAAGTACAAGAATTGTGGATGTGGTAAGAACCCATGTGAAACTTATGGTGATAAAGCAGAACCAGTATCTGAAGGTGCAACCCATAAAGGTCTCGAAAAGGTAGCAAGCAAGTTAGAGGGTGCAAGTAAAGCACATGCAAAACAAGCAGCAAAGATTAGAGACCATGTTGAAGACATGAAGGAAGAGAATCTTGCTGAAATTGCACCTGCTCTTGCTGGTGTTCTAAAAATGGGAGCAAAAGCAGCAGGAAAAGCAGCACTAAGAAAAGGTGCGATGAAGGTAGCAAACAAAGTTACTCAGAATCCTTCTGATGATGAGGAGATGAGTGAAGAACTCAATCCTAAACTCAAAGCAATTGATGCTAAGAATAAGGCAAGAGTTGAAGCAGAAGGTCGTGCCGCAGCAGCAGAAAGACAAAAGAGACGTGAATCTGCCGATGCTTACAGAAAACATAAGAATGAAGTAATGGCAAAAGGTGGAAGACCTGTTGATGCACTTGATTCTTGGATGAGAAAGAAATTAGGTATGGAACATGTTGAGACTGTATCTAAACTCATCGAATCCAATCAATTCTCTGAAGAAGAACTACTTAAAATTATTGAATCAATGTGAACTAATATCATTATTATGAATTTTGAAATAATAAATGAAGACCTTTATTCGGTCACAGATTGTTTATCTTCGACCGATTTTTCATTGATTGATGATGAATTCAATTGTAGATATAATAATTGGTTATTTACCAAAAAAGAAACTGATAGACCAGATTGGTATCCTTTAAGGGGATTTTTAGAAAAGAATGATACTGAGGATTGGAATCTAGGATATAATTTTCAATTAATTAGAGTAGGAACAACAATAAAATTACATTGTGAGCATTTGTTGAAAAAAAAGTTGCTCTTTAAAAGAGTGCATACAAACATACAATTTTTTGGACAAGAATCTACATTTCATCAAGACACTGAAGAAAGAGAAAGTGGTAAAGATTGGTCTTTTTTAATTTTTGTTGATACTCATTGGAATACTGAACATGGTGGTGATTTTATTTGTATGTTAGAAAATGGTAAGTACAAAAATATTCCATTTATTCCTAATAACGGTGCTTTATTTAATTCTGTATTGGAACATAGAGGTGCTGCACCAAATGCACTTTGTTTACACAAACCAAGAAAAACTGTACAATTCTTATTTAATGAAATAGATTAATTTTGTTATGGATTTTATTTTAGAAACTTACATTAAAGATATTTCTATCTGTGACCGTTTAGTTGACTTTTTCAATAATTCAGAGTATTCTAGATTAAGAAAGAGACCAGGGACTACAAGTGGTGGAATTACTCCTACACAAAAAGAGTCTACGGATCTTTCAATTTTTCCTCAAGAATTTAGTGAACCAGAATTAAGTCCAATTGGTGATTACATCCCACAATTATTTGGTTGTGTAGATGAATATGTTGCAAAATATGCATGGTGTAACGCATCTACAGCTCAATTTGGAATCCTAGAAAGAATTAATATTCAGTTCTACAAACCTGGAGAGGCATTTCATGGATGGCATTTTGAACGTGGTAGTTCTGATTTCCCTGCTTGCGGAAGACATCTAGTTTGGATGACATATTTGAACGATGTTGATGATGGTGGTGGTACAGAATTCTTTTATCAAGAAAAAGTAACCACTGCAAGAAAAGGAAAAACTGTTATTTGGCCAGCAGATTGGACACATACACATAAAGGTGAAGTTTCCAACACTGAGCACAAATATATAATTACTGGTTGGTTAAATTACGACCTTACTTCTATAAAGATGTAATAAGTATTGGAGAGGTGGTCGAGTGGTTTATGGCACTGGTCTTGAAAACCAGCGATGTGCAAGCATCCGTGGGTTCAAATCCCACCCTCTCCGTTGACAGCACTAGCATTTTATGTTATACTGTCTAGGTCAAGCAAATTACTTGACTGCGGTATTCCCCTTTGATGGATTCAGGAATAGCGGCGATAGGAATCCATCATATGCTTGAATAGCTCAGAGGTAGAGCATCTCCTTTACACGGAGGCGGTCGGGGGTTCGATCCCCTCTTCAAGCACCACGGGACTTAGTTCAGTTTGGTAGAACGCTGCTTTTGGGAAGCAGAGGTCACAGGTTCAAATCCTGTAGTCCCGATTCCCTTCGGGGAACCTATCATATTCTTTATCATGAAAATCAACTTATGGTATTCTAAGAGTATGTCGCAATGGCGGTGGACTCTTACAGAAGAGTTTAAGAATGGAGTTACTAAACTGGAACAGCATTCTGGTCAACACCCATTTCTTAGAGATGCTATGAATGATGTCGCTAACACAGTAGAATATCTTTTGGATAAATGAACGTTATTAGTTTTCCTTCACCTTTTATTGCACAGTCTTCCATTGATGAAAAACTCCATTTGGAGTTGAAGTGTATGTACACTGAGATGGTACAAAAAGACCTGAGTCCGAATAAACAAAATTTTGCTGATGGTGACTTTAAAAGATTTAGTTCTAAAGCAAATAATTACGAATCAGAAGTCTGGGGTGCTGGTGAATTAGAAGACTATAACGGTCGATTAGCAAAGCAACTTCAAAAAGCTTTCAATAAGGTAATTGAACATCAACAATTTCCTCAGATATGTGTAGCTAGTAAAATTGATAAAGTATGGTGGGAGTTTTATGAACCCTATGGGTGTCGTCCAGTAGTTAATTATCCATGTTCTGATTTTACAGGAATTTATGTAGTTGATTGTCAACAACATGATGTGATTAACTTCACTAGTCCTTTGATTTCTGTGACTTCAGGAAAGACACATTCTCCAGAAATAAAAGATGGAGATGTTCTTATTGCTCCTAGTGAACTTTTGATATCATCAAAGACATTTACTAAAAAATCTCTACTGTTCTATTTCACCATTGATTGCCAGTGGCAAGACTATGATGTTAAAACAAAAGAAGAACTATTTGGTCTTGAACAACAAAGTTCTGCTTTCAAACAAAAGTCTAGAAAAAGACTTTCTGGTTCAGTTGATGACCGTGTTAGACTGGGTGGGTATTTTTAGGGTATGTACTAATCCTCTTTAGCTCAGCGGTAGAGCGAACGACTGTTAATCGTTTGGTCCCTGGTTCGATCCCAGGAAGGGGAGTCTGTCGATGTGGCGGAATTGGTATACGCGCTGGGTTTAGGTTCCAGTGGAGCAATCCATGAAGGTTCAAGTCCTTTCATCGACACTTCTTCATTATGAAATTCTCTGAATATACATTTGGGGGTCGTCCTATTACTCCCATAAATCTTCTTCTTCTCATTAGTGAAATGGAAGGTACTTACCAACATCTCAAATATATGGGATTTGAGGAAGATATGAATATTATTGATGAAATGAAGAAAAAGTACTATAAAATGTACTTCAAACTTAATAAAAAAGAAAAATGATTAATAGGTGTTTTCCCAAAGATTTTTATATTAAGTTTGAAATTCCAAACTATGATGAACTTCTAGAATTTTGTGAAAAGAAAACTGAAGTAAACAATGAAAAGTTTACTTGGGGTGCTGATTGCAACCTGGATAGAGTTCCACTTAATGCTGAAGAGACTTCTTCTATTATTGGACCGTCTGTTCAACAATTTGCTAAAATTCTAGGAAAAGACTTTGGATGTTATTCATCAGACCCTTGGATAAATCACTATACAAGAGGTTCTTATCAAGAGGTTCATTCTCATTCAGAAAATGATTTTGCTTCAGTATTTCTGTTGAATGATGGAGAAGAGTTTTCTCAGTTTTACTTCTATAATGAAGTGTCAATGGCAGAATCTAGATGGAGTCATGCTGTTCCTGAGATTGCTAATAGCCAAATATATCCTATCTTAACAGAAGGTGAAGTAATTTTCTTTCCTGGTTGGTTACAACATGGTGTTACACCACATAAAAGTGATATTGTAAGAAAAACTCTTGCATGTAATTATAATTTTGCATTTAACTAGGGGGGTTTAGCTCAGTTGGTAGAGCACCTGCTTTGCAAGCAGGAAGTCAGGGGTTCGAGTCCCCTAACCTCCATGTAAAGAACAGAACTATGAAAATAGAAGTAGAAGGTTCTCCTGTTCTCAGAAAGAAATCAAAAAGAGTTTCAAATATAAACAACGATATCCGAAAGTTTTGTGCTGAGATGGCACAGACAATGAGAGATGCAAAGGGTATTGGAATTTCAGCACCCCAGGTGGGGGTATCTAAACGCATCATAATTGTTAATGATGGAGGAAATGATTGGGTATTGATTAACCCAGAAATTATTTGGGATGATGGTAAAAGAGTTTCTTTTAATGAGGGTTGTTTAAGTGTTCCTGGTGAATATGCAGATATTCTCAGACCAGACAGGATTAGGGTGAAATATAGAGAACTATCTGGGAGACCTCAGACTGTAGACTTAGACGGTTTATTGTCAAGGATAGTGCAACATGAAATTGACCACTTAAATGGCATTCTTTTCACAGATTACTTGACTGATAGAGGAAGTGCGATTACTATATAAAGTGTTCAAGAGGTTGCGAAGTCTGTTGTTTTGGACAGGGGTTCGATTCCCCTCACCTCCATTCATGGGGGTGCCATGGTTTCGACAGGGCAAAAAGGTCGTAATTGTTGACGGGACATAAACATAGATGCAAACACATCTGAAACCGCAGCAAATAACATTGTTGCATTCTCCCGCAGCACCGTTGCTGCCTGAATGGGGGATGGGGGATAAGTCTTCCTTCTAATCCAATAGACTCTTGGGGGTGAGATGCCCCTCTTTTTGTATAAATACTCCAGAGTTAATTAAACTTAGGATACTTTTTATGAAATCTTTAGTCGCAAAGGGTGCATCCAACGTAGCACCATTCGCAGCAGCATCTGCGGTCGCAATCTTTAGTGCCATTATTGGATTTGGTTTCTATCATGGGGCATTCCACATGAATGGAAACAGCACCCATTGCCATGCAGAAGGAGTATGCCATAACCACTGATTATGAGTAAAACTATTATTATTGCCTTGATTGCATCTGCTGTCAGTATTACTACCTGGGAATGGATGCACATTGTTTATGGAGTTGATGAACTACCACAACAAACTATAGGAGTAAAGAAATGAGCAGATTTAGAGACCTATTTGAAGGTGCAGCACCAGCACCACCAGAAGTTTTTGATGCACCTGCTGAATCAGCAGAACTAACCCCACCTCCAGCACCTGGAACCATTAAAGAAGAGGTATTTGGGGAAGCAGCAGCACCTCCAGCAGTAGAGGTAACTGAACCAGAAGCAGCACCAGAAGCAACACCAGAACCAAGAACATTTGGTATGTGATGACAGTTGGGTAACTGTCCACTGATACCCCCACTACAACCGAGACGTGCTATGATTACTAGGTAATCAAATGAAGGGCATGTCTCGGATTTTTATTGAAGGGAAACAGTACGAACACATCAACGATGACATCCATGATGGGTGGTGGTTGATTCCTGAAGATGATGTTTTTGAGTCTATGGATGATGTTCTGGAAGATGAATTTGAATCCAAACTTGAAACTGAGGAAACAGATTGGTTTGGTGGTGAAGACCCACTAGCACAACTCTGATTTAACTTTTCGTCCTTAATTTTTTTATCATGGCAACTCGTTCACGCATCGGTATTCAAATTGGTAACGATATTCTTTCTGCTTATCATCATTGGGATGGTTATCCTGAGTGGTTGGGTCGGATTCTCAAGACACACTACAATACGAAGGAGAAAGTAGCAGAACTCATTGACGGTGGTGATATGTCTGTTGCTTGGGGTGATGACAACAAACCTGAGTATTATGCTGACCGTGGTGAGGATTGTCCTCCTTCTTATATGTCTATGGATGAGTATCTCACCAAAGATAATAATGAAGAATATGCGTACATGTTCACTAGTGCTGGATGGGTTTGCTATAATATGAATGAGTTTGACGACTCAAAGCAACCTGAATTGGTTGAAATCTCTGATGTTCCTCTTGCTGCTTAATGTTTGGATGGAAAGTTGATAGTAATACGCAAAGATTTTCGGTATTTCCTACCTTAATCTATGTCATTGATATTCCTGAGGTTGTGGAAGACCTCGGGGATATTCTTTCTGCTGTAAAGTGGAGGATGCCAGATGATGATAGGAGTGGTTCGGAATCTTTCTTTGTTCTGGATGAACATCAGCACCTGAAGGATTTATTTACTGAGAGAGTAAATACTGCGGTGTCTGAATTGCAATATACTGTTCCATTAAAACTTACAACAAGTTGGTTTTTTAGGTTAAAACCTGGAGCAAAACATCCTAAACATAAACATACCAATTCTTTTTGGAGTGCAAGTTTTTACTTTGAAAAAGGTGAAAGAGAAGCACTAAATATATCCGCACCTGCCCATGCTATCAATGTTCCAGTGAACACACAAGATATGGGGATAGTTCCATATGGAAGATTATCTTTCCCTGCGGAATGTGGTAAACTAATTTTGTTTCCCAGTCATATGGAACACTGGGTAAATGAAAACACCTTCAATAAAACTAGACACGTTCTGGCAATGAATTTCATGCCAGATGGAGAAACTGGTTTCCTAGATTCAACTTTCACCTATTAAAATGACTACCAAACGTAAAATGGTCTGCGTTGACCCTCGTTCTAATGCTGCTCGTCTCCGTTTTGTGACTGAGATGAGTAAACTTCACTCTTGTTATATTGATAATGAACTTAATGGTATTCTTTACCTGACTTCTATCAATGGCAAGTATCGTTTCAGTATGAATAAGAAAGAAGATAAGAACTGGGCAGTTGTAAAGTGATTGACGAGCAAACTAGACTTATACTTGCTTTGTATCAAGTAGATAATTTAGTTGAACTTACTAAAGATAATGAATATAAACATTATCTCTACTGTAAGTTGTCATCTATTAAATGTGAATTAGAGAGACAACTACACAACATGGTCAATCCACCAAAGAAGACACTTGAGTAAGTGGCACACAGGGGGTTGCAAGACCCCCTTTTTGATGCCATACTAACGGAGTAGTCAACAAGGACCACATGAATCGTCCCGAAGTTCTTCTCACTGCTGCTGATTATCTTGAGGATATTAAAGCACGGTGGGAGATTCACCAGTATGAAGTAACTAAACTGCGTGAAGACATTGCAACTTGTTTCAATGCAATCACCGATGCTGCTTACTACACATCTACTGGACAATTCTGATAGTGTCACAGGGGAGGTTGCGGACCTCCCTTTTTCATGTATAGTTAAAGAGTCAAAGCAAACGAGACATGTTCTCAAACCTCTCTAAAATCAAACCGAAATTTCGTACCTCTGGTCGAGTTTCTGGTAACTTTGGACGCAACAAAGTAAAAGCAGGTTCCTCTATGAAGGGAATCGGTGAAACTAATGCAAAGGTTCTAAAAATGACGACGCAAGAAGAGTATCTTCAACGTCTCCGTGATGCTTATGGCACTACTACAAATCCACGGATGAGGGAGTTCATCTATCTCGAAATCCGTAAGATTATGGTACAACGGGGACAATGGGTAAAGTGATTTATTCCTATGCAGAACTTGAATCGACTTATTATCAATTCAAGAATCTGATTGATAGAGAACGTAAACTTCATGAAATGGACATGATGATTAACCCCGAGCATCTTGATTTGCTTGAGTATGAAATCATGCCATTGATGGAGGAGATTGTTTTCTACGACCCCACTCCTTGAATACATAATTATCATGCTTGACAAAAAACAAGCATGATAGTATTATCAAACCATAATCAACTACTTTATTAGATTATCACTGTAAGATGACTTACGATAACAAAACTCTTCAAGAGTACGAGAAAGAACTCAAAACTCAAAAGAAGAAGTTCGACAAGATGACCAAGCAATACAAGAAGTGTACTAGTAATTATCAAGCAGAAATGCTCTATGATGATTTGACTATCTTGAGTGAAGATATTCGACAACTACAACTTATTGTTAAAGAATTGCGTGAGGAAAAACGACTTGCAAAAGTTCTTGAAGATGCCTGATTTGTATAGTGAAGTTCTGAAATACGAACGTAACTTTCCATCTTATTTCGTTATGTCAAAATACACAAAAGAATCATTTGCGGAAGAAATCTCCCGCAATTCTCAACTTCGGGATGATTTTCTGCAAGAATATGTTGATGATATTGTCTTCAACCTATCAATCAAAGAGTTGAGAAAAAGTTATTCAAACACTCTTTTGAATCTTCTGTATCAAGATTGTGATGCAGACCAAGAGGTTCAAATTGTTGAAGAAGTTGCAGACGTTCATCCACACATTCTCAGAAGATTTGGAGTAGATGTGACAGTGTAACCACTGACACAAAACACTTTACAAACTAGTCACCATCTGCTAAGATGTATTCATCAAGTCAAGGAGATTCCCCCATGGTTGACACCTGCACTCGTCACGATGATTATGAGACTTTTGCTGTAAAGTATCTGGGAGTTGACTATGAAGATTTTGTAAATCTTCAGTTGGGTTGCTCCGAAGATGATGATGATTTCACTGAGTATTATTACAATACTTCTCGGTGATAATTAGTAGGGGTTAATTACCCCTCTATTTGTCTTGTTAGCTCAGATGGATAGAGCAACTGCCTTCTAAGCAGTCGGTCGAAGGTTCGAGTCCTTCACAAGACGTTATTTTTTAGAAAGATGCTTAATAGACCTGTTGTAATTAAAAGAGTATTAAAACCTGATTTTTTTTATGATGTGAATAAAACGATTCACCATCACATGAGATGGGCAATCAATAATTATTCAGAAGGTCCAGGTGATAGTGCCAATGACCCAGTTTCCTGGGGAGTAGTACATAAAAATTGTGAACCAATAATATATAAGGCAGCAACTATAATTAAACTTAAAATTTTACGTCATATCAGACAAAAAATTCAAATATGTAAGATACACTATAATGCTCAGACTTCTGGGCAAGCATCAAAATTCCATCACGACTTTGACCAAGAACTTTGTTGGACATTTGTTTTATTTACAGAAAAACATTGGGATACACAATGGGGTGGTGAGTTTGTTTGTCAGCATCCACTAAGTAAAGAATATTTTCATACCCCATATATTCCAAATAGTGGTGTGTTGATACCTTCAAGTTGGCAACATTATGGACAATCTCCTTCCGCAATAACTGACAAGGTAAGAACTACACTTGCAATTTGTTATATGGAAGCAGAAACTTTAGAAGATGAACTTGAACACTATAAATCTAAAGGAGAAATTGATACTCTTCACGAGTTCGTGTAAATACTTATGACGGTATCAAAAACTCCTATGGAATATCTTCGGATACAACCTGGAAGAACGGTTCTAGTTCTTAATGCAACTTACGAACCAATAAATTTAACGGACTGGAAAAGAGCAGTTGTGTTACTCATGAAAGAGAAAGCACAACTGCTTTCTAATACTGTAATAAGACTTGTCAATTATATTAAACTACCATATAGTCTGATGATGAATCATAAACCATCAAGGTCTATGATTTACAAACGTGATGGAAATAAGTGCCAATACTGTGGTTCAACAAAAGAACTTAGTATTGACCATGTTCATCCAAGAAGTAAGGGGGGAAGAGATACTTGGGAAAATCTAGTAACAGCATGTACAAAATGCAATATCAAAAAAGGTAATAAATTATTAGAGGAGTCTGGAATGGTTTTAGTTAGAAAACCTAGGGCACCATTAAATAAGATTGAATTATCTTTGAACAAATCAAAAAACTCTGAGTGGACACAGTATTTTTATGCCTAAACTAAGTAACGAGTTTTATACAGTTGAATATGAACTTCAGGGTGAAAAGAAGTTTGCGTGTTATTTTAGTTTAGAATCAGCACAAGAAGCAATGATGAAGATGATTAAACGTGGTCAAGTCGTCAATGGATTAGAAACAAAATCCTTAAATGACACCGTGTGACACCTGTAGAACCGTCTACAACACCTCCCAAAACCTCTTGGGGGGTGTTATTGTATGTGCATACAAACAAAGGGTGATGACCTATTCTGAATTGCTTCAAGTTATTATTCGCATGTCACCTGAACAACTGAAGCAAGATGCTACAGTGTATGATATTTCAGGTGATGAGTATTACCCAATCTACGATGTTAAGTACAACGTAGATGACCACATTCTTGACCCTGACCATCCTTATTTCACTTTTTGATGGACCCTCGAATTATTACTCGACTGGAACTTATTGTTGACCGTCTTGAATCTGCTTGGTTGACATGTCAAAAGTATCAATCAGACGGTGGATATGCAGAATCTGCTGGTTATAGTTGCTCTGCAATGGAAGGCAGTGCCAAACAACTTCGTGACATTATTTCTGAAATCAAATGAACTACACACTCAAAGAACTCCAGCAACGTGTGAACAAACTGATTGAACAACAGGGAGAAGATGCACACTGTGCCGCATGGATTTACACCAAGCACGATTGTCATCTAAAGGATGAAGATGGTGAGTTTGACTATAACAATAACGTAGAAGATCCTGATGTTGTTGAACGTATCTTCGATGATGTTGGCAACGTTGATTACATCTATCAGGTGATTCAAGAATGTGTTGATGAAGTTGTAGAAGAACAAAGTAAAGAAAGCATCTGTGATGCTTGGTCTTTTGATTGAAAACTAACTACTTTTTTTATTATGTCTGCATCTGTTGAAGTAATCGAAGAATTTATCCGCAATCAAATTGCAAAACCTACTGCTAATCCTACGATTGTTCGTAGTTGGTGGAGGTATGCGAATGAGAGTGGTTATTTTCACATGCCACCATCTCATGCTCCTGGTTTCTGCCGAAATGCAAAACAGGCAGGAAAGAATATCAATGAAGAATTTGGTTTTGATGTAATCAAAATGCACTTCTATGGTATTTGGAAGAACAATGAGACCAAGAACTTCTCACCATGGGAGAAGGACCATGCCAGTTGTGAAGGTGTCCACTAAACCCCCCACTGGGGTCAAAACCGTGTATTCTAAGAGAGTCAAAGGAACAGACCAATGAACACCAACCTCACTCAAGAGAAAATCATCGACCTGATTGAACAGTTCTGCGATGTTCTTCGCACTAACTACCAAACCTATTCAATCGAGATGCACCGTCGTCACATCACTGCGGGAGATGATGAGACTGGTTATCATCAGAAGTGCATTGATGCTCTCTCTGAGGGTGAAGGTGTAGATAACTACGTCTACACAAAGGGCAGAAAGTATGCTAAAATTGTGCATGTAGTTTCATCCAGTGGTCAACAATCTGCCCACGCATTTGTTGACTTGAAGACTGGAGATGTCTACAAATCTGCCTCTTGGTCTGCACCTGCAAAGGGTATTCGTTACAACCTCGTTGATGAGAAATCTCGTCACGCAATGTATCAACGTGCAGACTGGGCAGGTTCTTACCTCTACGTCAAGTGATTGTACCGAATGAGTTACACTCCGCAAGTTGATGACTATGTAAAATGGACAGATTCCCTCGGTAGAGTTACTGAGGGATGGGTCTATTTTGTAGATAGTGCTTACATTACAATCGAAGTTGGTGTAAAGTGTAAGACTGATGAAAACATCAAAGATTGCCCTTTGCATCAAAAAATTCATACTCTTATTTGTTGCTTTCCAGAAAATTGGGAAGAATTAGAGTATGTTACCAATCGTAGAGATGAAGAGAAAACATCCTATGATAAAATCCCCTCACGTTACTAATGCACGAATCTACTCTTGACTTATTCTGCCAACATGCAGATGAAATTATTGCTGATGAATACGCAAAAGAAATTGAACTAAAGGCAGCAGAACTTGAACTGCCCGTTGATTATTATATGCAGGAGTTTATGTGATGTTTACTGTTGATGAATTGAGGTATTTGCAAAATGTTTTATCTGTTGCCAGTTCTTATACTATTGCTAGAAATGAGCAAATCGACCTCCCCACAGTAAAGCATAAAGAACTAGAAAATAAAATTAGAAATAAAATCACACAAATGACTGTCTAATGTTTAACTGGGAATCTACAGTTCGACTTGCAAGTGGTTATCTTAAAAAGGTAAATCTCACTGGATATAATACAGTAGAAGATGCTAATGCTGCTGCAAGAGGTCAAACAGGTGGAGGTGAAGTTCTTATCACTCAGAGAGTGAATGATATATCACCACCACCAATGTATGTTAGACATGAACCCGAATGTCATAAAGTATATGAAGAAGTTGACCATTCTTATATGGATCAACTAGAAGAAGATATGTATTTGTATCTTTGTGAAGTCGCAATTAGACGAGGTGAAGAACCACCATCAGTCGAAGATTTTTATATTTGGTTAGAAGATAATTTTAATTGAACCCTGTGCCACCTGAGGTGGTGTCCACTACCCTGCCCATTGCCGTGGGTGGGGTGCTATATTTGTTTCACAAACGAGGTCAAACGATTGTTCACACTTCTCCCCTACCAGCAACGTGCCCTCGATGCAGTGCAAACTAATCGCAAGGGTTCTGTATTTGTTCCTACTGGTGGTGGCAAAACTGTTATCATGATGGAAGATGCAAAGCAACGTATTGCACGGGCATCTAAACCCCTCACCTTCCTGATTGTTGCTCCTCGCATTCTCCTCGCAAACCAACTTTGTGGTGAGTTTGAAGAGTACCTAGATAATAAAGATATTCACTATATGCACTGCCATAGTGGAGAAACTCACCACTTCAAGAGTACAAATCCAGAACTCATCAAACTGTTTGCAAATACTGCAAAAGTTGGTGGTGAGCATTGCTTCATTTTTACTACCTACAATTCTATTCATAAAGTCAATGATTCAAAGATTGACGTTGATGTTGTTTACTTTGACGAAGCACATCACTGCGTCAAGAAAAACAACTTTGTGGGTATTGCTCAGACTAGTGCAGACGCAAATAATTCTTATTTCTTTACTGCTACTCCTAAGTATCATGGTGGAGTTGAATCCATGAACAATACCTCTGTTTATGGTAACAACATCATCTCTATTCCTGCTCAAGAATTGATTGATGCAGGTAGCATTATTCCCCCTAAAGTTGTATCCTATGAATCACAAGACACCCGCAGTCGTGAAAATGCTGCGTGGGTCGATGGTAAGAATGTCATTGGCATTTTGCGTGGGATTACTGACACCGATGCTCCTAAAGTTCTTGTTGCATCTCCAAGCAGCAAGTGCATCTGGGAAATGTTCACTGAAACCGATGTTCTTATTCAACTGAAAGACATGGGTTACACCATCATGCACATCACATCTAAGCATGGTGCTTACATCGACAAAACCAAAGTTTCCCGTGAAGTATTCTTTGAGAAGATGTCTGAGTTCGGTGCTGACCCTGATAAAAAGTTCATTGTCTTCCACTATTCTATTCTGTCCGAAGGTATGAACGTGCATGGTCTGACTCATTGCATCATGCTCCGCAATCTTCCTGTGATTGAGATGGCACAGACTGTCGGTCGTGTTATCCGTATGCACCGAGATGACCGCAAAGCAATCGCAGAAGGTAAAATGAAAGCAGGTGAGTTTGCTTTCTATAAGAAACCCTGTGGTCACGTTGTTATTCCTACCAACAACAACTATGGAGACCGTATCATCAAGCAACTGCAAAACGTTGTTGATACTATCTTTGTCAAGGGTGAAGTTCCGATTGCATAAATTATTATGTGTCACGCATAATATAATGCCATTTACGAAGAAGTTTCCCCGTTCTGGGGATACTAAGCACATTAGAGTTCCAGTTGTTTATTCTGACTTAGTGTTAGAGTTAATGGAAGTCTATGACAGTAAGTTTGAGATAGATAAGGGCAAACATTTACTCCGAAAGTATATCAACTCAGTCAAGTAGTATGCCAGTCCTGGAACTGGTCTAATCCCCCTTGCCCTTCTTAGGGTGAGGGGTTATAGTGTATTCATACACAGGAACGCATGAAACTTACCACCAACGAAGTTGCAGCAAAACTGAAAGTTACTGATTTTTCTGCATTTCAAAAACCTGGCAAGAATAAGGGTGCCCGTGGTCAACTGCTGGAGACTGCTCTGGGTATTAGTAATTCCTCTGACTTGACTGATTTGATTGACGGTGAACTGAAATCTTTCACTCAGGGAGAATCTATTGCTGTCACTCAAATTAAACATTGCCTGCATGAAATTATCAGGGATGAAGTTGGATTTTATGATAGCAAAGTTGGTGAGAAACTGAGACAAACCATTTATGTTGGTTTCACACGTTCTAATGATTATATTGGAACTGCAACAATTAGTTTCGACAGTTGCCCTAAGCATTTCTGTGAACTCGCAGAAGATTATGAATATATTTGTAATGAAATCCGCAATCGTTACAATAACAGTCAAGAACTGAGTACGATTACTGGTCCTAATAAATTGCTTCAAATCCGTACTAAAGCAAGCAAGAATAAGTGGGGACAATACACTCCTTTGGTGTATAATGATAAAGTTATGAAAGATAAAAATATGGCATTTTATCTCTGCACACAATTCGGTAAAACTATTATTTGAGAACATGAGAAAACCATTCCTTAAATGGGCAGGTGGTAAAACTAAAGTCCTGCAACATATTTTGCCCCTTATTGGTAATGTTGACCACTTCATTGAACCATTCGCAGGTTCTATGTCTGTGGGGTTAAATGTACCTGCAAAAGTGTGTGTTCTGAATGATGTTAATGGGCACATCATCCAACTTTACCAGCATCTTATTGGTGAGGGTGAGGACTTTATTAACTACTGCGAATCCTTTTTTGTGGATGGTAATGTATCTGATTTGTATTATGAGAGAAGAACACTATTCAATGAAACTGAGGATAGTAGAGAAAGGTCTGCATTGTTTGTTTATTTGAATCGACATGGATTCAATGGACTGACAAGATATAATAAGAGTGGTGAATATAATGTTCCTTTTGGTAAGTATAAAAAACCATACTTTCCGAGAGACGAAATGATGGAATTTAGATATAATATGCAGAGAAAAATGCTTCTTAGAATGACAGCATTTGATTTTGCAGACCCAGTGTTGTATAAGAATCTTTCTGCTGGTAGTGTAGTTTATTGTGACCCACCTTATATTCCGTTGAATGAAACTTCCAACTTCACGGCATATTCTACTGATGGGTTTACTAATAACGACCAAATTAGATTGAAGCAACTTGCACTTAATCTGAGAAGACAGGGAGCAAAAGTAATCATTAGTAATCACGATGTACCTGCTGCCCGTGAATTGTACTCTGACGCATCTAGAATCATCGAAATTAACGTGAGTCGCAGTGTGAGTGCTAAGGGTGGTTCTAGAGGTAAAGTGGGGGAAATCCTAGCAGTTTATGAACCCTGATGTGCCACATGTTCTAGTGGCACAGTAAATGAGCACAGACCCCAAAATTTGCTATTCTATAGAAGTCGTCAGGGGATTGCCCACATGGTCACTAAAACACTCACATTTGAAGAAGAGACCGATTTGGTTTCATCCCTTTACTCTGCCGTTGCTTATTTTAAGCAGTTGGAAGAAGAATCCATCAATAACAAAGATTATTGGAAGAAACGGATACAAGAAGCACAAAACGTTGCTGATAAATTTTACGCAGAACTGAAGGCATCACTGTGAACGCACTGACTGAAATGGAAACTATTCTCAACCTCCAGGATTGTCTGACGGAGAAGCAACTTACTGCTCTCCGTGACATGGTAGAGTTTTATCGAGATTTTCAAGAAGAGTTGTATGATTATCCTGCTGAAGAAAATCTTTTCACAGGATCACAACTCGAACTGTTTCAAATCTTCGATGTCAATCGTATTGACAGTTGAGATTTGAAATCATATAATTACTTCTGAAGTTTATTTTCAAGACTAAAACAATCAATGGAGAACGCAGTCAAGAACCAGATGCACACATCCGTAAATGTTACCATCTATTTTAATGCTGAAATGGATGATTTGGATGTGAAAGATTTTGTAGAATCTTCTCTTGAAAAGTATTGTCATCCTGATCATATTGTTCAGGATTATGAATACTGGCACTCCAATGAGTCTTGAGTGACGCAAGGACAGTTCTAACACTGTCCACTAAACCCCCCATGGCACCCTTCTGGGTGCTATCATTACGAAGTAATCAATCAAAGGCACATGTCTGTCACAACCCGACTCAAGGATTCCACCATTGATGTCATTCATGAACTGGTTGAAAATAACTATCATGATGGTGACATTTATGAGTTCATCAACACCTACGGTGAAGATGCACTGGAAACTTGCTACGAGGATTATGTAGAACTCGGAGAATCTTATTCCTTCGAGGCAGTTGATGTTTTCTGTGAAGAGTTTTCAATCGAAGAGATTGGTAACTTCCAAGATGCTTATTATGGTGAATATGAAACACCTGCAATTTTTGCAGAGCAATTCACTGATGACACAACTGCAATGGAACTTCCTAACTATGTTGTTGTTGATTGGGAAGCAACTTGGGAGTGCAATCTTCGGCATGATTTTATCTGGTCCGAAGGATTTGTTTTCAACCGCAACTTCTGATTGATGCAATTTTTAATTACTGAGATTGAGTTTGATTTCACTGATGCTTTTGACGGTGAACCAAGTGCAGAATCTAAAAAAGAATTATATGATGATGTACTTGGTGAAGTGTGGGAAGCACATGATGAAGAAGATTTAATTGATGAAATATCTGCTTGCACGGGTTGGTGCATTAACTCTATTGATTACAAACACATTCTAAAATGATGACTCTCTCCAAAGACAAACTGCAACACATTAAAGAGAACTATGCACAACTAATCCTTGACGGGATGGATATGCGTTCCCTTGAAGCATTTGCAATGGAATCTATTCTCCAAAACATGGAAATGTGGGATGAGAAAGATATTAAGGAAGAAGTTCTTGATTACTATGGGGAAGAAACCTGGAACGATTTGCTAGAAGTAGATGACTAATGCCTGGGCACTTTTGTGGGACGAAATTTATCCTAACGGTGAAATGAACAAACCAAAACCATTTCAATCTAATCAATTTGAGGTTGAGAAACAACGAGCAATGTCTAACATTGAAGATGTAACTAACTCTCAAGAGGATTGGGAAGATTTCTGGTATAATTCTGAATCTGAGGGTAAAGATGTTCTTGAAGAAAATGTAGAGGAGGATAATACTCCCAAAACATTTTCTTATGATGGTTGGATTCCCAAAGAAAAGTTTGGTATTAAAAATACAAAACAGTTCTTTGAGAAAAATGGAAAACCATTTATGGGTTAATCTCAACAGTTTCACATAAACAGTCGATGAGACTGCACGGCATGACCTAAGACACCTGCATGACCAAAATGCAGGTTTTTTAGTTTTTGACACCTTTCAAACTCTAGTCATAGCAAGGGTTCTCATTTGTGACACATGTGAGAATTGCTGTCCTGGTCACTTCCCGCATAAATTAAAGAGTAAAGAATTTTTTATTTTATTGTATGGAAGACAATGATTTAAGTCAATTTCCTTCACAACTTTTCTGTGAATCTGAATTACTTGGTGTTAGTTTCACGTTTGGTCCTAATCCTAATCCCTATAGGAGAAGTCCAAAGATGTATTATATTGAATTAAAGGATAAATCATTTAACTCAGAATTTCCTGATGATTATACTGAGGTTAATTATGAAACAATTCATCCAGATAATTTTGATGAAGTTGTCAGATGTAGGGAGAAATTAAAATCAGAGTGGTGGAAAAGATATCAATATATTGATGAAAATCCAGATATATTTGGTGCTGGTGCTGATTTTGGGGAAACTGATATTAACCTCGAAACGGATGAAATTGGTTGAGTCTTAAGTGACTCAAGGACAGTTCTAGCACTGTCCACTAAACCCCCCACACGGGGCAAAATCGTGTATTGTATAAGAGTCAAAGAGATTCGCACTAAATGCAACTCACATCCAAAGATGGTCACATGGTTGTTGATTTTTATTCCCTGAAGTTTGCTGATGGGACTGAGCACAATCGTTTGGCACTTAAGGTTGTTACTTTCTGTGGTAAAACCCAATCGAAAAGTTACATCAACATCAAAGATGTAAAACGTGAGGTAGAATCTCGTATTGAGGGTTATGGTTACAAACAAACCCGAATCAATAAAGAACCTCAATTCTTTAACTCAGCAATGGCATGTGCCTGCTGATATTAACTGGGCAGTACAGTATTTAACGTAAGACCCAGCATGAGATGGCATACCCGTTACGGTCACTGTGCTGACGTTCCTGAGTGAACTTCCGTGGGTCGGTTAATCCTGTCAGCAACATCTCTTTAGTACACAAACACAAACCACATTTAATTTCATTATGTCTGCAACTGTTGAATTTTCTCGTGATGTCATGCTGGGTATGCTCCGCAAGGGCAAAAACGGCAAGGAAATCATGGACATTCTCAACGTGATTGCTCCTGAGTCTGATGGTGATTCTGCTGCCTCTGATTATGGTCAGGGCAACGGATTCGACCCGATTGACTTCTGATTGAGTCGGGGAGTTAATAACTCCCCACATTTGTTTTTTTGTTTTATATCATGAATCAAACTGAACCCACCGAATTGCAATGCTCCCAAGTTTTTTGGGTAGTTGGTGCTGCTCAAAGACTTGCTAATCTTGGTTTACTCGATGAAGTACCGATTGGGATTGCAATGGAGAAGAATGATGAATGGATTGAACTAGATAAAACTCGGCATTTTCTTTTTGAAAATGACTTTGAGATAGCATCAATCTTTTATGCTCTTGTTACTAATGACGGGAAACTAGAAGATAATTATGATGAGAGTACTTTTGACAATATGACTCAAGTTCTCATTGATTACAAAGACAATCGAATCGAGTTGGTTCGATGTGCATTAGAGCACTGTCTTGTGTGAGTCTAGTGCTCATGTGTGACACATGTACTAGTGGCACAGTAAATGAGCACAGACCCCAAAATCTGCTATCATTACAAAGTAATCAATCAGGGACCGCATGGACCGCAAGCAAGTCATCGAAAAGATTCAAGCAATCCTGAAACTTCAGGAAGGTACGACTTTCGATGGTGAAGCAGATAATGCTGCTAAGATGATTGATATGCTGTGCAAAAAGTACGGTGTAACTATCGACGAAGCAACCGAAGTTCAGGTTGAAGATGAGATTTTCCTGAAGTTCAAGAAAATCAATGTTGCTTATGCAACTCTTCTCAATGCGATTGCATATTTCTATGATGCAAAAGCATATCTCAAAACCGATGTGAATGGAAACAAAACCATTCAAGTTATTGGTTCTGAGGCACAACAGATTCAAGTGCGAATCTATTTCGATTATCTTGTAGATTGCATGGAGAAAGAAACTGAAACTGCACACAAAGCAGAGAAGATTATTGCTCAACTTCAGGGTAATAAACTCTCTCGCAGTTTCAAAACTAACTTCCGCAAAGGTTTTGCTGAGCAAGTTATGAACCGTCTGCAAGATAAGAAGAAACAAGAGGGTCGAGTTCATGAGCACAAAGCAGTGACCGATAAGGCACTCTCAACCCGTCGATTTAACACTTCTCGACGTATGAATGGTGCGAGTGGTTACGGTGGCAATGCTGGGGCATCTGCGGGTGGTTCAGTGTCACTTAACCGTCAGGCATCAGGTGCTTCACAAAAGCAAATTGTTGGGGTATAATATACCCCTCTCTTTTTTTATCCAAAATGAATCAAGAAATTAAAGTCTATGATGATTTTCTGAGTAAAGAAGATCATGATAGACTTGTTCATTTATTTTCTGGATTAGGTGAGTATTCTAAATTCCCATGGGAATGTGTGGATAATGATAGACCAAATCTAATTAAATTTACTCATGATTTTTGGTCTCATGGTCCGATGGGTAATTATAGTGAATGGATTGGACCTCTTACATATGCGTTAGATATTAAATCTTTAGTGTTTGCTTTTGCTTCCTTATATCCAAAAGGTAGTGAACTTGTTGAATTTGATTATCATGTAGATATTGATTTTGCATGTACGACTTGTGTGTATTATGTAAACACATGCGATGGATATACTAAATTTGAAGATTGTGGAACTGTGGTAGATAGTGTTGCCAATAGATGTTTAGTTTTTCCGAGTCAATTAAGGCACACAGGTACAAATGTGACTGATACTAATAAACGGTTAATCATCAATATGAATTTCTTCAACTAATGAGTGATATATTATTATTAACACCATCAAGACATTCTTTCAGCACGGATGATAATGATTATTGCTTTATTTTTGTGCATGACTTAGCAATCAAGGCATCACCATCACATCTGAAAGAAGTAAATTTTGATGATATAGAATATGCTGGTGCGGAGTATTATCCACAACGAGCAGGATGGAATTGCCAATGTTGTAGTGGGAAGAAATATGCAAATGCAAATATCTATTTTCCAGGATTATTAGTTGAAGGATTAAGTAAAAAATCAAAATATAAGTTAATTGATGGTCGGCACAGATTAGATAAGATGAGGTTTAATGGCATGACCAAATCAAAGTTTTATGTGTTTGATTATAGTGAGGTGAAGGAGTTAATTTATCACTGTAATACACAAGATGAAAAGGATGAAATACTGAATAACGTTGCGGAGGAATGTATGCACCTGAGAGACACCATGGACCTTCTCTAACCTACCTGAAATCTGTCTAGACTAGTATATCTCAAAACCACTTGTTCAACTGGCACAAACACGACCCCAAACCCCTGAAAAATTTGCTATCATTACTATGTAATGAGAAAGGGAGTTCAACTTGAGCACTGCTGACAAACTTGAGAAAGCATTTTATTTGAATCTGATTCGATTGGTTGATGAAGTTCAGGGCAATGTTAAATTGCAATCACAAGTTACCTACAAACAAAAAAGTGCCTGGGTAAAACAAACTAAGTCTCAGAAAACAAAAAAAGATGCACTTTCTAAAATCAAATGACTAGCATCAGAACAACCTACGACATCAAAACAAGAGAGAAACTTTACACTGTGATTCATAATCACAAAGTTATTCTCACTCCACACATTACCAACGCAATTCTCTACGTTCACAAATGCAAGTAATTGACATCAACATCATGCAATTCTGCCAAGAGCAAGAAGCAGATTTAGAAATGGTTCTTGATTATCTTAACTCTCAAATTGATAATCCTACACAGGAACAAATTGATGAGGCATGTAAGATATATGATGATTATCTTGAAGATGTAGACTTTATCAATTCTCTCTGATATAATAACCAAGTAATCCAATTAAACATAATGCTTAAGGCAATTACATCACTATTACTATCAGTTACCTTATGGGTACAAGTTCCACAATGGAATGATGATTGGAGTAATTGTGCAGTAGATGTTCCTGACACTAGTTGTCATTGGTACATTGTAAATGCCGATAATACTTTTGGTGAAGGATTCGATTGGGAAACTGCACCATGGTATTCGATTGAAGGATTACAAGACATTGCTAATCTTCATGATGAGGTAATTAGTAATGGTCACACTTATACAGTTGAAGCATTACAAAATCAATGACGAAAAGGGTAAAGGATTTAATTAGTGAACTCGAACTATTAAATCCGAATGAATCTATCTTTGCTTTATATTATACAAAGGAGGATGTAAAACAATTAGATTACTATTGTACTGATTGTTATCCTTATACTGATGAACTAGCAGAGAAGACAATTACTAAACTAACTGAAGATGGTGATGTAAAGAATACAGTAGACAAGTTAGTTACTAATACAATGAGAGATGATACTAGTTATCTCGTACAAGAAGAATGTAGATTAGATAGTATTGACAAGGTATTAAATGACTCTCCGAGTTACTAAAAAGTGCATCTGTGGAAAAACTTGTGGAAAAACAATCATTAAATAAATGGTTAAAAAAACATAGTTGCGTGTTTTATGTTTTCCACAGAAGGTGTTGAAAAAGTATATAAATACCCTGTTTTATCTTCGTTATTATGTTCTAAACCCCTCTGGTTATTGTTATCTAAGACCGCAGTATATCATGAGTTGACAAAAAAGTCAAGAAAATTTCTGAAACTTTTTGAGTCTCACACATATTATTCGTCTGATATAAGACTCAACAAAACTGTAAGATTTTATGAGTCCTCTGAGTCTCACTGATTCGTCCATTCTTATGCGAAACTCACTGGTCTCAGAGAACTTATGAGTCTCAGACCACTCGAAAATTCGTCCACTGGACACAGTAGTCTCATTGTTTTGCGTGTAGACTACTAGGGTGGTTTTGAGGGAGGGAAGTATTACACAGCACTATGTGATAATAATTACACAGTGAGTTTGTATTAGTTTTCCACAGGCAAAGTATTAGTTATCCACAGACCCTGTGGAAAAGTATTATAAACCTGTGGAAAACTTTATACCTGGGGGAGGGGTTTATATTACTAATACACAGTGAGTTTCTGATTGTTTATAAACACCAGTACTACTCACAAACACTCCGAGGGTTTCTAATACTTTACAGATTGCCCTTCGTGTATTATAATAAAACAGTGTTGTGTAATTATAATTAAGTAGTACTGTTTAATTCTTATACCCACGGGGGGGTTATTAATAACAATTACTTAGTGAGTTCGTTATTGTTATTATACAGCACTAAATGACAGTAACCCTCGGGGGGGTTAGGTTTTTTATAAAAACCGATGGGTCCCCCTAACCTACAAAAGTATGCATCCACGAGACCTTTACCCCGCATATAAAAATTTTTCCGAGGGGAAAAACGGGTCTCCGAGGTCCGTTCAAGAAAAAAAATTCCGAGGGGAAAAAATAGGTTAAAAACCCTGTGAGTGCTATATAACGGAGAATAAAAATTTCTAAGAATGACCGAAGAAGAGAAGGAGTTACTCATCGAGTGCATTCAATTCCGTTTACAGCACGACAAGTCTTTAAATAGTAATGAAGTATTACGTGAAGATTTGGAAGAATTGCTCTTTAAAGTAGAGGATATTGATGACTACGTATGACATAAAAGTCAAAGGTTTAACAGTAATGGAGAGAGTTACTCCAGAGCAACTCACACAGAGTATGAAAGATGCTCAAATGATTGTGTGGTTGAGAGGGGGTAAAATGGAAGACGTTGAGTATGTAATAAATACAAAGTCTTCTTGAGACGAAAAAAAACCCCGTCCGCAACGTAGTTGCATTTGATGTGAAGGGGTGATATAATTATAGAGTTGGAATTTACATTTTTATGGCCAAAGGATTTACAGTAAAAGCAAAGGCACCGACAGTTAATAAGAACGTTGACGAATTCGACCTTGCAGCAGCAAAGGAGATGATTAAAGGTAAGGCAGTTGTATTTTGTCTACCTGGACGAGGATGTTCATATACGTTTATGAAGAGTTTTGTACAATTGTGTTTTGACCTTGTACAAGCAGGTGCGAGTATTCAGATTAGTCAAGACTATAGTTCCATGGTGAACTTTGCACGATGCAAGTGTCTTGGTGCTAATGTATTGCGTGGACCGAATCAGAAACCTTGGGATGGTAAACTGCAATATGATTATCAGTTGTGGATTGACAGTGATATTGTCTTCGACACCGAGAAGTTCTATCGTCTTGTAGCAATGGATAAGGACATTGCAGCAGGTTGGTACATGACTGAGGATGGTCGTACTACGAGTGTTGCTCACTGGTTGGAAGAGGATGACTTCCGTACCAATGGTGGAGTGATGAATCACGAAACTGCTGAGACCATGCCGAAGCGTAAAAAACCGTTTACCGTTGACTACACTGGTTTCGGATGGGTTCTGATTAAGAACGGAGTCTTCGAGAGTCTTGAGTACCCCTGGTTTGCTCCTAAGATGCAGCAATTTGAATCGGGAGAGGTTCAGGATATGTGTGGTGAGGATGTCTCCTTCTGCCTGGATGCCAAGGAAGCAGGGTTTGAAATCTGGTGCGACCCGAAGATTCGTGTTGGTCATGAAAAGACCCGAGTTATCTGAGTCATTGACCCCTACGGGGGTCTTTTTTTATGGTTGACGGAGGGTCTTGGAGGTGTTATAGTGTATTCAAGCCACTGATGGGTGGTGAAAAAAACCGTAAAAAACAACCGTTTAGGAGACACCAAAATTATGGCAGCACGTCGTGGCAGTGGAAACACCAAACTTGACCCAGTTCCTAAAAAAACTCGTCAGGGGTCTGGTCAGCATACTAAATATGCAGCAAGTAGCCGTAATGGTGCTAAGAAACGTTACCGTGGACAAGGTAGGTAAGTATGTATTATCTGGATGGGAATGTAGAGTATCACGATATCCATCCAAAAGACCTTTGGGTCTACAATAAACTCCAATTATGTAGGGTTTTGGGATACAAATGCGGACCAGTTGGGTCCGATGTCCCAGAACCCAATTTTTATGTTGTAAAACCAGCAATCAATTTCATGGGAATGTGCCGTCATGCCCGTATTGTATGGTTAGATGGGTCAACAGACCACTTTCACCCTGGTGAATTCTGGTGTGAAGTGTTTGAAGGAGAGCATTTAAGTGTTGATTACCAAAATGAGTCGTGTAAATTAACAGTTAAAGGGTATCGTGACCCCCAAAAACCACTTTATAAGTGGGACAAATGGGAAAAAATTGATAAAAAAGTAGAATTTCCCGAAATTTTGAAGAATTTGGAGAAAAAATACGAATGGATCAACTGCGAATTCATTAATGGAAACCTAATTGAGGCACATATGCGTCCAAATCCTGATTTTAGGCATGGAAATGTCGTTGCAATCCCAAATTGGGGTGAT